TAGACATGTACATGTATAAAAAACTTTATATATCTCAAGGTGATTTTTTTAAAGAAGAGTATAGAGATCAGGTCTCTGTTACTAAAGGCGGCAAAGATCATCCTACAATTAAAAGTAGTCGCGTTAAATATATAATTGAAGAAATAGGATATTGGCGTAAAGCAAATGCTATTCATAAATGGTTCGTAGATAATATTCAAAAAGGACATGATGATTGTGGAGAGTATTTTGTATTTCCAAATAAACTTCAAGAACTTAAAGATCTTTGCCTTCAAGTAATTGAAGACGGTAATAAAGCTCCTGAACTACTTCCTACTACTAGTGGTTGTTTTTTTGGTGGTACTGAATATGATGAATATTATTTTGATGATCTACATGAAACCGTAAAAATAATAGACGAGGCTTTATCAGATCCTGACGGAGATTATTATTATTCATCAAGTTGGTAAAAATAAAAACATGAAGACATTTAAAGACTTAGAATTTATAGAAATGAAAGATCTATTCTATAATGGAGTGCAGTGTAGAATTCAATTTGGCAACGGATACGGAGCCAGCATAGTTAGACACAACTTTAGTTATGGAGGAAAAGAAGGCCTTTATGAGCTTGCTGTATTAGATGAGAATGGAAAGCTACATTACGACAATCCAGTAGCCAATGGAGACGTTAGAGGACATTTAACACCTGATGAAGTTACAGAATTATTAAAACAAATTCAAGAGTTATGAAAAAATATTGTAAAGTGTGTGGAACTGAGATCCACCCAAAACGTGTAGCATTAGGATATTCTACTTCTTGTGTAAAGCATTCAACTGCCGAGAGATACACAGGTATAGTGGCAGCAGGATCTAAAAATGACTTTGAAGTTCATGTTATTAAAGATAGTAAGATTGCCAAAGAACTTGTTAAGATGTCAAATATTTATTAAAAAGAATCAAATGAATTACGTAGATCCAGTTAAGTATAGCAAAGCAATCTTATCATTAATGGAAGATGAATCAATGCCTCAAGAGGAAACTATTCCAGTTAAAGGTAATAGGAGTATGAAAGAAAGAGTATCTAACCTTTCTCCTGATGATAAAAAGAAACTTGAAGAATATATTGCTGCTTATAAAGAGATCAAGAAAGAGATCCATGAATTAATTAACAAAGATGCCATTGCTGAAATTGGTGGTAACAACTCCTCAAACTTGTATTTAAGTACAGAAGAGGAATAAAAAAGAAATAAAATGGTTTTGTTAAATTTAGTTTACGGAGTTCTTTACGGTGTTATAGGACAAGTCTTATCTTTTATTCAATTACAAGGAGGTATCAAGTGGGGTTGGACTGAGAAATATAGTTGGGCTCTTATGCTACTCGGACTTCCTATTAGTTGGGCATTCATGAAGAGTGTTCAAAATTTTATCATAGCATTTAATGGAGAGACTTGGCCTTCAAGACTATTAGGTTTTGGGATTGGAGTCGTAGTCTTTATTGCACTTACTTGGTTTTTGTTTAAAGAAGGTATCTCACTAAAGACTTCAATTTGTTTATTTCTTGCATTAGTTATAATTTTGATACAAATATTGTGGAAATGAAAACTATTGTAATAGGAGACACTCACGGAAGATCTAATTGGAAACTTGCTATTCATCAAGAAAAGCCTGATAGAGTTATATTCATTGGTGATTACTTTGACTCATTTGAACTTAGTGGAATAGAGCAGATTAATAACTTTAAAGAAATCCTCCACTATAAAGAAACAAATCCACAAGTTGAGGTTATAATGTTGATTGGTAATCACGATCATCATTATTTCCCAGAAGTAGGATACACAGGTACATCAGGCTTTCAAACTGGTATCGCGCCTTCTATTATGCAAGTAGTAGATGAGAATAGACATCATTTACAAATGGCTTATGGTTTTGGTGAGTATCTATTCACTCATGCAGGTGTAAGTCCTGTATTTATGGATCAAGTGTTTGGTGAAAATGATTGGAGTAAAGAAAATGTTGTAGTTGATCTAAATGAATTGTTTAAATATAAACCTAGAGCATTTGACTTTAATGGCTTTGATGCTCATGGAGATAATACAACGCAAACACCAATTTGGATTAGGCCTAGATCATTAATGTCTGCAAATAAGAAACATAATAAAGGATTAAAGAAAGACTACATTCAAATTGTAGGCCATACTCAAATGCGTAGATTAAATTTGGACGAAAGCGATAAGTTTACAGGTGGTAGATACTACTTCATAGACACTATGGAAACTTCAGGACAATATCTAATAATCGAAGAAGGTAAGTTAAGTGTAGGATCAGTAAGATAAATTTTATGACTATAAAAGAAAGAGCAGACTTTTTAGTAGAAAGATATGGGGAGAATTGTATTGAGGTTGTTAATAGTTTATTAGAAGACACTATAGAAACAAATCACGTATCTTATTGGAAAGATGTACTTGAAACATGTCAAGAGATTATAACAAATAAAAAACAAGTTAATGCCTAATGTAGTTGATCTAGTAGATCGTATAGAAGAAATGTTTATTGATATGCCTGATAAAAGAAAGAAGGTAGAATATCAAGAGTGGAAAGTAACTATTAATAAATTAATAGAAGAAGTAAACAAACTATCAAAGTTAAAAATGTATTTAACTGTAAAATAAAAAGTTATGGCGTATAGTCGTTTCGGATCCAGTCGTTGGTATACTTATTGGTACGAAGATTATAGATCAGGAATAAAGTTTCCTACTAGAAAAGAAAAAAGGAAACAAATGTTTATGATCCATGACTATCCTACTTATATAATTTCATATGGAGACCTTCAAAATAAAGGTATGGGTAAAATATGGGATGACATAAGGTTATTTTATTGGACAGATACAGAAGAGTTCAAAGCAAAGAAACCTTCTGAAACTGAAATGCAAGAACTAATGGGATATATAAAACAATGGAGACAAGATGTAGATAATTATTTTAAATTACACATCTTTCTAAAATATGAATGGTATTTTCCACTAAGAAATAAGATATTAAGGTTATGGAAAAGATAAAAAAGAAAAAGATAGAAACAGAGATTAAGTATTGGGAAAACTATCAAGCCACAAATTGGTTGGGTAAATGGTATAGACAAATTCAAATAGATAAAAACAAAAAGAAATTAAACACCAATGGAAAAAAATTATAAAGAATTCAACTCAGGACACTATCTAGAATTAGCAGATAGACTAAGCGTTATCATGGGTAATATAGATGAATACTGTTATGATCATCCGGCTTCTAATGATGAGATTAAAAAACTTATAGATGAAGCAATGAAGAATCTTTGGGATGCGTATCAAATAACAGGAGCAAACATATGTGAATACTCAGGACTACGTAATGTAGAAGGATATGAGTAAGCGCGGCCGCGGGTAGGGCACTTTCCGAGAGGGCCTAAAAAATACCATAAATACAAATATGCCAGAATCAATACTAAATAAAACAAAATATGATTGCAGTACTTTTAATAAAGCATGAGGACGGAGAAGCAGAACATCTACAAATATGTTTAGACTCTTTAGAACAACAAACTAATAAGGACTTCAAAGTATACGAAACTACGCCCGACTCTATAGACGTAGCAATACAATCTATATTAAATGATGACTTAAAACAGATTTGCTATTTAGATAGCTTTGACTTTTATCTGCCAGAACATATAGATATAATTCAGAAAGCAATAGCAAGAACCAATACTAGAAACATATACACTATATCTAAAGTAGTTAGGTTTAAAAATTGTGGTGGACCTTGTTGTATTGAAGATGAGTCACCTAAAATTACAGAGAAGATGTATGATCAAAGAGTTGTTGATATTCAAGGTGTAATTAGATCTGCTATTTGTGTGAACTACGATAAAGAAGAATCAAATACAGTAACACAAGTAAATATCATTACAGTAACACATAGACTAAAAGACTAACCTTTCTTTAATAGGGATTTGATATCGCAGTAGCATGAGTTAGCACCATGAGCTACAGCCATTAAGATCCACATTAAAGTCATTTCATTTAGACCTAGTAATGTTTTTACTTTTGTATCTTGTAGAATAGAATCCGGTGAACAGTGAATTGTAGATTGCGTAGGCTCATAAAAGTAAAAAGCTAAAATAAGAAAAGATATGCTTACCCAATATCTTAATAGATAATATTTAAATTTATTTACCATACAAATAAATATTCAATGAAAAGAGAAGCAACAGAGATAATAAAAGCAGTTAGATTTATAATTGAAAACAGATTTGCAGAACCGAGTTGTAAAGAACCAGAACACGTATTACTAGAAAGGTCTAAGATAGTTACTAGGTATATAATAGGTGTAATACTACAAACAGATTTAGATCCAAAGTCTCTACTAGAATTACAAGAAGAGATTGATTCACTAAAAAGTTAGAATTTCTCTGGTCCGGGAAATGTTGTATATTTGATATATATATAAATTGTGTTGATTCGAAAAATTATACTACAATGACAAGGCATGAAATAAAAGCAAACAAAGAAAGAACTCTCCTTAAAGAACTTATTGATAAGATGTTTGAGATAGCAGGCCATGATCTTAAGTTTGAAGATGTAGAAGGTAGACAGGATAATTGGTTCCAACAGTATACCATGACTGAAGAACAGAATAAGGAGTGGAGAGAATGGGGAACTAAGCATATTAAAAAGAAGAAACGTTATTATTCTAAAATAGCTTCTCGTGAAATGGCTTTCCTTGATTTATATTGTGGACTTAAAATAAGTGATAGTAAATATAATAAGTTATGACACAACAAGATATAATGCAAGACGGTACACCTTATCTATTTGCATCTGGACCAGTAGATAATGGATATAAATTACCTATTAATAATCCAAAAAAAGATTGGTTTAAGGTAGAAAATGGTAGATTAAAACATGTGTTTGAGTTACATACTCGAGGTGGTTTTTTATGGAGACTATGGTTTTTGTTGTCTGCTCCAATAATTTGGTTAGTTAAAGGTGAAGTTAAAATTAAATAACCTATGAAAGTAAATAGGCAAGATCTTAAATGGTATATAGATAACGTTAAGTACAACTATCCTAACTCAACTCCTGAAGAGTTTGCTGATCATCTTGCTAATTACATTGAGATGAACCCAGGTTGTATTGATGTAAATGGTAAAGCAAGACGTGGTAGATATTATTATTCAACTGTAGGTTACGGCGTATTTAGTTTATTTGGTGAGAAATACAGAATGGGTAGGATTGAAATATTTGATAAACAAACTGAATCAGGATATCAAGTAGATGAAGGAATCTATAGTCTACCTCATGAAGTTGCAAAACAGTTTGAAGACTTTATTGAATCAATTGAAACAGATCTACCAATTGAAATAAAGATAGGTTCACATGAATGGTGTGAAGAGGAATGTGCTAAGTCACTTGGCTTTACTGATAGTGATCAGATGAGAGAACCTGAGGCATCAGCGGCATACCGTAGAAAAAAGAATGATGAGTACGCTCGTAGTGAAGGATATAAAGATTGGGATGATCTAATGGCTAATTCTAAATGGACAAAGAAAAAAAATGAAAAATAAAATAATAAAGTTTTTTAAGGATATTTTCTTAGGCTTTAAAATAGCAGCAGAACTTAAGAAGAAAAGTCAATGGGGTAAATTCTAAATTATGAAATTAGAAACATTTACTAAGATTGTAGCGACATTAAAGAATCAAAGTGAAGTAACTAATCAACTGTACAAACTTAATATAGATTTAGTTGAGTTTGCAGATCCTTATGAATCAGTAATTACTATACTAATTAAAGAGATTTATGGAGAAGAAGGTTATGACTGGTTCAGTTGGTTTTGTTATGACTGTGATTTTGGTAGCAAATATAGTAAGGATGATCCTGGTGCATGGGATAAAGATGACAGTCCTATTTGCTATGATTTAGAGTCACTTTGGAACCATTTGGAATCAGAATACAAAATATAGGCATAAGTTATTGATTTTCAACCATTTATATAAGTAATTGATAACCAATCAGTTATAACTTATTGATTTCCAATAAAAACTTTTGGAAAAAACTAAAATAAATTTTTTTATGTCAAAAATATGTCTTAATTTTACTATGTATCAAATCAATAATGAATATGCTTAGTAACTACAGGATGAACCTCCCGCAATTGACAGCCGCCCTCAGAAGCAGATGCTTGAACAGGACTGCGGATTATTTTGAATCTTTTAAGAATGACGATACTGTCACTCTAGATGGTCTGTACATAGACAAATCATTTGTTAGGCGTCATATCGGACCTGGCGACTTAATGCTAAACCTTGAATGCGAAGTTACTTCTTACATTTTTGGTGTCCATATCGAAGCCTAATCTTGAATAACAATAAATCAATAATGACTATGACAGAATTTAAATTCACTTTTGAGACAGAACAAGAACAGTTTGACGCAGAATTTACCGGATACATTGAGTCTTACGATTGCGTAAGGGTCGAATTAAGACATCCTAACGGTGGGATACTTGATTATCCTGTCAAGAATCGTGAAGCTCTAAAAAAGAGTATTGAATTTCATGGAGATAGTATTGTCAAGATCTATCAGACAGAACATTCATACGACATCCAAGATTATCTTTAGTAACAATTAAAATTTTATAATATGTGTAAGAATGAATTAGAAAAAATGGTCCGCATGAGCCAAGAAGAATACATGCAACAGAATCCTAATTACGAACCTATGTTCCCTAAAGGATGGGATGATGATAGTAGGTGGCCAGAGTTTAAGTATGACTATGACTCTTTCAGATCCACTCAAATTGCTATCGACCACCATTTAGAAGTCATGGCAGGTTGTTGGGATTAAACAACTAGTCAGGTGGGTGTAATGCGGGATGGTCCCAAGTCTCTTAATGAGTTGCTTATCCGGTTCGAGTCCGGCCCTGACTACAAATAGTTTAGAATTATTCCAAAATTAGTACTAATATTACCAATATAGGAATAAAAATAAACTAGAATATGGTGATACAAATAAATTAAAACAATAAAGGTTATGAATTACAAAATGAAATTGAGCGACTTAAAAGAAATGGACGGACTTTACTACATAGCAGATATTGTAGACGTAGACGGTAGTCCTTGGGTTAGTAAAGAGTTTGCACTACAAACTTTAGACTTAGTGAATGCTGAAATGAATCAGCCGGTATTTGAAGACTTTGGAGAAGATCTATTTGAAGATGAGTTCTAAAAAAAACTTATCTACTCTAAAGATAGATTTTTATAATACAGAAAAACGTCTTAATTTACATATATATTAAAAAACAACAAAAAAACAGTTATGCAAAATTCAAATCGCCCGAGCTCTTACACTAAATTGAGCTACATTCAGAAAGTTAGTCGTGTAAACAGAAAGCTCCGTCTTGGAGATGTAACTAGAGTTGCTGAGACAACCGGTTTTTCTACCACTCATGTGGCTGACGTACTAACAGGTAAGTACTTCAACGATCGTATCGTTAATGAAGCTTACGACATGACACGTGGACGTAAGTCTAATGTGTACAAGCTTTCTAGCTTGGAGGCTTAATAACCTCTATCATTATTGATTATTTCGGCCTGGATATCTATCCGGGCCTCTTTTTTATAACTGGTTGATTATCAATACTTTATAACTGATTGGTTTTTAACCACTTATAACTGATTGGTTTTCAATCGAAAATTTTTAAAAAAGACTAAAATAAATTTTTTTATTTGAGTGAAATGTCTTAATTTTACTATGTAACAAATCAATAATGAATATGAACAAGATTATCAACACCCTCGGACTCGGAACCTGTAACTTTATCAGAGAACAAAAAGGATCTTACAGGATCGTCTACAAATGTCAAGCCGGGTTCATGAGTATTGCGGAAGCAAAATATAACGATGACATGGCTAATAATTTTGGACCTGCTCAACTGTTGTCTAGCTGGAAAAAGGGTTCACTTCAAACTATCCAATTCATGGCAGAAGGCGGACAGCACTGGCTTACTGTATTCGCTAGAAAAGGTAAAAAAGTTGTCGTGATTGATGAGGAGATACTTAAAGATCTTACTGTCGGTACTATCAACTCTTATTGGATTGACACGAATCTATATTCTCAAAAACAGTATGCGTATGTCAATGCTAAGAATTGGGCGTGTAAAGCATTCGTAATGAATGCCGCCTAATTTCCAACCAAAATTAATTAACCAACAAAATTATTATATATGTTTAGAGAAGGAATTTACAGACGTTCAGATCTTATTGTACTTGAATCAATCGAACAGGCTTGGGATGGTGATGAGCTAGTCCTGGACTCAGGAGACGAAAAAGTGTGGTTGACTCACCGTGAGAATCGTGCTTACAATGGAGACTATACACTTGAGACTTTGTGTCCTATCAGTGGAAAGTGGGAGCAAGAATCATTTTCGTTTAAACAATAAAATTAAAATATAAAGTTATGGCAACCCTAATTAAAAAGGCTGAAAAGGCCGTAAGAGAATTTAAGGTCGGAGATGCAATTAAGTGGAGTAGTTATTTCCATGACGGAAGATCTTATGAGACCACATATTATCGTGGTACAGTAACTAAAGTCAATCGAGTTAATCTGATTGCAGAAGACAGTGAAGGTAATACTTGGAAAGTAGAAAAAAAGGAGGTCGTATGAAAATAGAAGTATCAAATGGAGAAATCGCAGACAAGTTCTCTATCCTACTCATTAAGAGATCAAATATCAAAGACGATACCAAGCTAGATAACGTTGAGAAAGAAATAGACTGGATAATTCCTATCTTCTTGAAGGTTGTTAAGAAGAAAGAAGTCTATGATAAGTACCTTGATCTTGCAGTAGTGAACAAGGAACTTTGGGATATAGAAGATGATATCCGAGAATGCGAGAGGCAAAAAGACTTCGGAGATAAGTTTATCCAATTGGCCAGATCTGTGTATATTAAGAATGATCGAAGGGCCGAGATTAAGAAGGAGATAAACCTATTAACCAATTCAGGTATAGTAGAAGAGAAGTCTTATGAATCTTATTAAATAAAAGTTATGACAGCAAAAGAAAAAGCAACCAAATTAATTTCAATGTCTGAGCTAATTGTATTGGCAGAAACAGGACATAAATTAAATGTAAAAGAACGTAAAGGTATTGCCAAAAGACAGGCAATTGAATGTTGTGTCGAAGTATTAGGATATATGGGCACACATAGCGGATATGAATTTTGGACAGAAGTAAAACAAGAAATAGAAAAGTTATAATATGGAAAATTTAGACAAAGCAAAGACTGCATACAATACTCTGTTAAAGAGTGGAATGTTCTATGAGTTCTATCCTCAATTGACAGGTAACTGGGATGAGGACAGGGACTTTTGGTTCGAGGAATATATGGAACAAATGGAAAGAATGAAAAATAGATAAAGATGGATAAAGAAGAACAAAAACAAATTCTAATAGATATGATGAATCAAGATCAGCAAGACGGATTGTATGAAATACATCCAGGATTTTTAAGATATGATGAAGGAGAGTGGATTGTCTATACAGTTTATTATGATGGCTTATGGTCTGACGGTATTCCACTTCATCCGAATGAATGTAGGAGTTGGATGCACCAATATCAAATGGCAGACTTTCCTACTCAAGGTAAGAAGGTAGATTATCAAATAGAATATAGTGACGGAATTGCTTATGCTGTTACAGATATTAAAGAATGCAAGACTACAAGTATAGAATCCAAGTTAGATATGATCTTAGAAGAGATAGGCAAGATCAAATGGATGATAAGAGATTTAGATAGTAAGGTATAAAGATATTTATATAAAAGATCAGGATGAAATTAAGACAATTACTTGAAGAACTTACTCTAGAGTTAAATGTACCACAACCAAAAGATGCTTATAAGTTTGATAAGATAGCATCTAAGAATTTAGGGTACGGAGATTACTATAAGTATGCCTATACTAATATAAACGAAGATCCTATGGAGGTAACAGTATTAGTATCCAAAAAACCAAAGGATCCTGGAATTACACTCTATGTGGCATTTGGTGCAGATACTACTGCTCAAGGAACTAAGAGTGATTTTATTCCTGATCCTGGTGATGAGAATCCGAATGATGAGGATAAATATGATGAAAAGACTGGAGCAGGAGATACGTTGAAAGTTCTGGCTACCGTGGTTCAAGCTGTAAAGAATACTGCCGAAAAGGTTGGAGGTATGGATAAGGTATACGCAATGGCATGGGCACCATCGGATAAGAAGAGAGATACTATATATGACTACTATGTAGAAACTCTATTCCCAACCTTTGAGAAAAATAAGGAAGCATCAAAACATTCCTTCAAGTATTATATCAATAAAGACTTCAAAGGTAAGAAGGTAAATGAGATTGGATTAGAGAAGGAAAAAATAGATTCTTATGTATTTAAGACAGAAGAAGACATGGAGGACTATAGACTTTATTCATTCAAAACACCAAGTGGATTATTATACGCAGTAGAATTAGAAGAGTACGATCCAGTTGAAGGACCGATGGAGGTTAGTAAACTTATACTATATGGTGATGAATTAGATTCAAGTATCCCTGATGATCAAAAAAGAAGATTGGAAAGTACAGTACTTATAGTTACATTTGGAGTGATTGATGAGTCTGATGATACTAATTCAGTAGGATCAAACCAGAATATAGTAACAAATAAAGGAGAGTTATACAGAGTAATGAATACCGTAACAGCTATAGTAAAAGAAGATTTAGCCATTAATCAATATATCAAGTACATAGCATTTAACCCGGCTAAAAGAACTACGACAAATCCTAAGTCTACTAAAGTAAGAGATACAGATCTATCTTCTAATTCAAGAGCAAACCTTTACACTAAGTATATACTAGGAAGACTTCCTAATGCTGAGATAATACCAAATAATATGTTTGACGTACTTGCTAAAGTAAAATAAAACAACCATGGACATAAACAAAAACCAACAGGCCCAAGACATAAACATAGATAATAATCCAGTGAATAAAGATAATAATATAATACCAGAGGATAAAAATACAGATAAGGATATAAAGGAAGAAGAAACAACTCCTACACCTGTAATAACAGAAGAAGAAATAAAACCTATAGAACAGAATAATACTATAGAAGAAATACCTCAACCAACCCCACAACCGGCTGTTAAGAATACCGTAAGATACATAGATAGCGGGTTCACCTTTTAAATACCTAGTGTGTAACTAGAAAGATCTAACGGATATAAAAAATTAATATTGTTAGAAAGTGTTAGTTTGTGTCAATTTGTGTATAAAAGAATAAGGAAAAGAATAGTCTGGATCCGTAGCCATATCACGCCCGCGTCACCTAAGTGATTGATACCCAATAAGTTAGAAAGGATATTTACGTATATAAGAGATTGATTACCAACGACTTATAACTGATTGATTCTCAATAAAAACTTTTCAAAATAGTTGCCTAAATATTTTTTTATGTCACTGGAATGTCTTAATTTTACTATATACCAATCAATAATGACAATGACAGACAGAACACAGCTTATCCTCTCCTCAGTACGTAACTACGAATTCATTAAAAAGGCCGTTGACACCATCAATGAGAACCTCTACAGTTCAGACCTATGGGTGAATGACAGGATCCAGATGGATGTAGAAAAGGATGAGGACGGAAACATGAGTAGGTTCATTATCACTGGAACTGCCTTAGACTTCTTTCAGATCGGCCTTAGGTACGGTTCACTAGAGGAAATGAAAAGGAATAAAGAGATCAGTGACATCATTAACAGATACTAGGTCCACTCCAAAGAATTATTTTACCACATCAGATTAATTAATTAAATTACAATATAAATAAAGGTTATGAATTTGAACACTATTACATCTATCTCTCTCGACACTGCAAGACAAATCGCTCCAGCTATCTTTGCTACTTCACCTGCACCGACTATCAAAAGTCCGAAGTACCAGTTCACTCCTACGTTTGAGGTTATCGACCACATGCAGGATATGGGTTACGTATTGACAGGAGTAAAGCAATCTAGTTCTAACGTAGAGCTCCGTAAGAATTGGGGCATACACATCACCCGCTTCCAACACCCTGACCTCTACATTAAAGACCCACAGGGTAAGATCGAAGCAAGGCCTGAGGTTGTACTTATCAACTCTCATGATGGCACTAGACCAATTCAATTCGAGATGGGCTTGTTCCGTCTTGTATGTGAGAATGGTTTGGTTATCAAGGACAAGGACATGGGTTCCTTTAGAGAGCGCCACACCAAGATGAACTTCCAAGAGGTTAAGAACCTTATTGATGAGAAGGTATCTGGACTCCAAGGCGTAGTTAATACCATAAGCAAATGGAATATGATCGAGATGACTGATAAGCAAAGATACCAGTTTGCTGTAGAAGCATTGGCCTTAAGACTTTCAGATGATCGTCAGCCTGAACAGTACGAGGTACTAGACATTCTAAATGCTAAACGTAAGATCGATGCGCAGCCTACCTTGTGGCACACTTACAATACCGTACAAGAGAATCTTATTAAGGGTGGGTTCCAATTAAACAACCGTCAAGCTAGGGCGATCAAGAATCCTATAGAGGACTTCAATATCAACCAAGGCCTGTGGAGTTTAGCTAGCGCTTACTCAAACTAGTTGGTTAGAGAGACGAGCTCGCGAGCGACATGCTTGCGGCTTGCTCTTGACCATTAGCACGGAGCTAGCACCACAGCAATGACCTAATTATGGTAGATAGGAGGGCCCTAGCCGGGGGCCCCGCGTTGACTGGCCACGCACACCGGGAAAATTTCCAAATTGTCTAAGAATATAAATACGTAAATAAATGAGAAAGACTATAAAAGAAAAACTTGTAGAGCACATGATTGAGAACGGTAATAATTTTACATATACCGAGATGATCAAAGAAGTGCTTAGAATTTCTAAAGGCCATAACTACAAATATGACCATAATTCTCCAGACCGTGGTTACTATGCCACTAATTTTTCTAAAAAGTGGAATGGATATATGGTAAATGGTAAAGGTACTTGTGGAGTCTATAAAAATGAAAATGGTAGATGGAATGCTATCTATTATAAAAACTAAATAAAATGACAGAAAAAAACATATACAAGAAACTGTTTGACACAATAGAAGAAGCAGGAAAGTTAATCGCCAAATTCGGTAACATATCTATTCCAGCTACAATGAAGAAAACCCCTAATGGAAAGTATATTGTAACATTCAAAATTTAAATATAGAAACATGGATAAATTGAAACAACATTTCGAAGTATGGGAAAAGATCTTAATGGCTCTTGCCCTAATTGCATCAGCATCGGTTATGACAGTCAATCTAAAGGAAGGTAGTGATTATGGTTGGCAGGTTGTTGCTATCCTATGGATTATAACCTGTTGGTTAAAAACAAACAAGATCAAAGAACTTGAAAATAAATAAATATGAATTTTAGTTTTAACAGCAATTACAATACAATCTATTTCATTCCTACCATATCCATCTGTTATGAATATGTAGATAGTAAATTAGAATATATGTTCTTGGACATTTCGTTCTTGAAATGGTGTGTCACTTTTACTATCAAAAAAATGGAATTGAAATTCTAAACTCCGGGAAAAATTCCCATTCACCAAAAATTGTAAATATATAAATCGGATGAAACGAATATCTCCAGATTTGACTCACTTTTACATTAAGTTAGAAGACTCTGATCCTTACCGTTGTAGGAAAGCAGTTGCCTTCACTTTAACCCCAAGTAAAGAATCTGAATATGAAGGTTGGGAAGACGTTACATATTATGGTGAAGGAATACTTGATCCTACCCTAAGTATCAGAAAACCTGAATGGGTATACGTTTTGGTAAATAAGTCTATGCCTGGTATATGTAAGATTGGAATGACTACTACTAGTGTAGGACAGAGGGTAAAGGAGATTAACTACGCAACAGGTGTGATAACTCCATGGTTCTCGGTCTTCAAGTACAAATGTATTAATAGCCTAATTTTAGAACAGGCTGTTCATCAACATCTAGAAGATCAAGGATATAGAGTTAATCCTAAACGTGAAGGGTTCGAGATTGATTCTCAAACTGCTATAGATGTGATAAAGGAGCTCGGAGAGAAGTTGACTATTAGTTCTGGTGACTTTGGTGATACTTTAGAGTAAATTTGTAAATACTATATTTTAGGGCCCCTATGCGAAAAACCGAACGACTATGACTTATCTATTATTTATACTAGCCTGCTTTATTGTTGCTTTCATATATTGGAAACTCAAGTGGAGCTTAATGACTTTGTGGCTGTTACTATTCTCATTTGCATCTATAGGATTATTGATGATGCCACTTAACTTTGAAGCAGGATTAACAGTAGTTGGGTTTTGTCTAGGACTAATGATCTTGATCTTCTTTCTAGGTCTTATAGGCCTAGGAGTGGCAAGTATTGTGGCCGCACCCTTTGTTTTACTATATGGTATAATCAAAAGCATATTTAATAAGTAATTCAATATTTATTAGTAGTAAAATTATTATAATGAAAGATTTTAACATTGCAAAGTATTTAAAAGAGAACCACCTTGGTCCTCATGCTATTCTTGGTGGCTATGTAGACCTTCATGCTTTAAAAGAAGTAGAAGATCTAGAAGGCTGGGAACAAGCAGACTTTGGAGCTACGGAGAACAAAGAATTAGCAGATCGTTTTGCTAAAGTGGAAAAGACAGGCAATCCTAATAAAGATGTAAAAGTAGTGAAAATAGGAAAAGTATATAAAGTTTACACTAAGGATATAGAAGAGCTTAAAGAAAAAAAGATGAACTCAGGCAAAAATTCTGAAACCATAACCTTATCTTATTACGATTATCCAAGTATTAGTGATGGTGATCAAAGATTTGCCGTTAAAACATTTATAAAATTTGTAAAAAGTCTCAGAGGCAACGCTAAAGTAATAAAAGATGAATTTGAAGAGATAGAGTTTAAATTAACTGGTATTTCACCAGAAGAAGTTAAAGATGCTTATGCTAAAATGGTAAAAGTAGAAAAAAAGAGAATTTTAAATCCGGGTCCATTTAATTATTTGACTTCTTGGACTGTTAATCCTCCTGGATTAGATGAATACAACCAACTAGGAGAAGAAGAGGAAATGTATTTGGATACAGAAATTCCATATGAAGGCCCAGAAAGTAAGGTGGATGGCTTTGGTGATGAATTTGTACAAGACAGTCCTGTAGAAGAAGCAGATAAAGGCGATAAAGATAGTTTAATGTCAAAACTATTTGCTATTCAAAAAAAATACGGATATAAAAAAGCTAGACCTGATCAAGAGGAATATGAGAATGTAAGAATTGCACCAACTGTAGCAAGGATAGGCAATAAAATTGTTGGGGACGGTGGAATTGCAATTTCTATTGAAAGTAAAGTAAGTAAAGCTGCTTTTACTGATATTAAAAATTTACTTCAGACAAAATTCCCTGGTTGGCAAATAGATCCTCAAAGTGTTACTAAAGATGATGATTTTGATACTGATTCTAAGAACGTATTATTCTTTGATATAGTAAAAAACAAATCTGTTAAAGAAGACAGCGTAGAAGAAGTAGACAGTATGGATTATGATGATTCTGTAAATCCATTTCCTTCATTAATGCCAGATGAGCAAGGTAAGTTTGATCGCATGATGGGACTTATTGATCAAAGTATACAACCACGTCTTGGCCAAGTAAAGTCTGTTATTGATGGTGCTAGAGAACAAGGATACGCAGATAGAACAATATTTACCGTTCTTGCAAGACATCCGCTAGTTAAGGATAGTATAGAGGCTCTTGTTGATGATGGTTTTGAATTTCAAGACATAGTTGACTTCTTTGCTACTGACTTTTCTCAAAATGAAGAAATTGCTGGATATGATGCTGGTGTTCAAATGGAAGGCTCAGAAGAATATACTGTTGATTTCGGTACTAATACAATGACTTATACATTAGATAGAGATAATAGTGTTCTTAGAGGATTAAAACCTGGAATTGTTCCTGGTGCTGATCGTGAAGAAGATATCATACCTGTTACAATAAGCCCTGAAGGATATTTATCAACTTCTGATAGAAGAATTAAAGATATATCTCCTAAATCTAATAAAAATCCTTTTTCTGATCCTAGTTACAGAAATATAGACTAATTAAAAAAATAATATGGCATTCAACTTTAAGCAATTTACAGCAAACAATCCTCTTCTAAAAGAAATTAGTCCAAGAGAATTTGATTATATGGACAATGATCAGTTGGATGCAGCAGGTCTTACAGGAGATAAGATTGGCCCAGATGAAGATAATACAGGATATCCTAGAGTTGAATTTGAACAAGCTGTTATCAAAGCTTTAAAAGCAAATATAGATAAAGATACCTTACATAAGATAATTGATTGGAATTAACCTTTGCAAGCCCATACATATAGCCCTCGGCAAGTGCCAGGGCTTTTTTTATTCTACATCCTTTCTATAGAACCTACCTTGGATATTATCGTTATATGAATCTATATGAAGAACTTTGTAATGCATTTGCCACCATACTTCATAATAAGTCAATTGTTTTTTAGAGTAACATAATTGTAAGATCTCTCTAGTAAACATATCATCCCCTATTTCTTTTCTTTCTTGATTAAGAAGCTTATTACTTCCATGGTATGATAACCAATCAGATTCTTTAATGATCTTCTTCTTGCGTGGGACGCGCCCAGGTTTGTCCCATTCCGCGATCTCCTTCTTGGTTAATACTTTATTGGTATTATTGAAAAGGACCTTTCTACCTATATAGAATTTGCCATTGACTAGATTGACAATCTTATATATAAAGCCAACAGTATTGGGTGGAAAGTCTTCTATTGAATTAAACTCTCTAGTAACTCCTAGAGGATCAAAATATAACCATTTATTCATACTTTATTTTTTAACTATCCCACCTTATAATAAAAGTCATATCTGTATTAGGTGGAATTGGATATGGCCTAGATAATTTTCCAACTACTAATAACTCATCTTTATCATTATATAATCCTACTGTGGTTGTATAAGGATGAAAGTCTGAACCTGTTACTGCATCTATATAAGAACCTGAGGTTCCTGCTTTATTTGCACTCGGATTTAACGTATAGTTAAAATCATTTTCCTTCACCCTACACCTAACTTCGTTTTGGTATACAGTTGTCTCGGCTACTAAATTAAGTGTATATGCAGAATAAGATGGCATACTTATAAATATTAAAACTCAAATAAATACTTATAGTTTTCAAAAATTCCCCAATATGAATGTTCGTGAAAAATATCATCTTTTCTGTACACATTAAAGTGAGAAGTAAAATGATATCCATGATTAACATGGACAGAGGGATTAATACAATTCCAAGTTTTTCTGATAATATTTTGAGGTTCTATAAGACCTGAATTTCTTATTAACGCATTAGACAATATAGATTCACAATGTTTTATTGCTTCTGAAAATTTCATAGTCATTTGATGAAATGGTTGATCTAACTGCCCTAAACTTTGCCAACCGCTTCTGCAAATCCCCATATAATTCATATTAGTTAAAACTTCTCCATCATTTATTTCTGGATAATCAAAATATCCTTCTGGATAAAGAACATCATGTTCTAGAAAAGAAACATAATTATAATTATTAATCTCTCTTGCTTGATATAATAAATGCATTATTTGAAGCAATTGATTTAGGTGGCTAGATATCTTTACCCAAGAAATAAATTCAGGAAATGGATTATCAGGTTCGTGATTCCACATACAAGTTAAAATATCTGCTTTTCCTTCTGATGCTATTTTTATTGTATCTAAAGATTTTTTTATAGTAGGATAAGTTTGAGAGACATGATTATTAGAATAAAAAATTCCTAATTTATTATTTTTTGATTTAGGAAAAACTAATAACTCTCCCTCTTTAATTTTTTCATTATAAATTTTATTTTTATGCTCTATATCTACTTCAAGATATTTTATAACTCCAGGAAGTGTATCACCTATAATATCGTTACATGATCTAACTATTAATTTATCATTTACAATTTTAGACTTAATTTGTTGAGTGCAATCTTTATTTCCGTATAGAGCTTTAATTATGAGCATATAAAATTTTATTTATTTTTTTAATTGACCCTTCATTTTGACAAAATTTAGAAGTATATTCATGACAAAAAATTCCATCTGAGTCTATTCTGTTTTCTGTTAATTTTAATTGTTTAGCAAATTTTGTTTTCATAATCATTATACCAATATCTATTCTATGAGATGAGTGGTACGTTTCAAAAAATTTATAATCATATCCATTATGTATCATATCACAATAAATAAAATTAATATTTTCCGAATAATTATTTAATACTTCTTGAACAAAAGATGCAACGTAATAATTATCATCGCTAGTCATAATAACTAATTCTTCTTTTGCTGATTGCAATCCTATATTTTTTGGAGTATTCCCAAAGTCATTATAATTTTTTTCCAAATAATTAAATATTATTCTATCATCATTTGAAAAATATTTTTCACACTCAATGTATGGATCTTTAATTCCGTCAACTATAATATTAGCTACCCAATTTTTATTTGTTTGACTTTGTAAACAACCTAAAGACATATTTAAGTTATTAACTCTACCATGAGTTGATATTATAAATTCTATTTTCATAATTTATTTAATCACAATAAAGAAGATTTTTTTTCTACTTCTTGAATTTCTTGATAGTATTTATAACTTGCCATTCCTTCTTTTATTCTAAGATCTAAATTATAAGGAAGTGAATCTCTATAGTTAGCTTTATAAAACTTTCCTCCACAAGAACAAGTTACTCCTGCATTATGAAATATATTTGTTTCATTAAATCGTTCTTCTGAATCTGTTGCCCAACTAAAATCCATTTCTTTAATTACCTTTGTTTCATTACCCCAAAGCCACCCGTTCCACAACACGGCCCACATATCTGCACACCATATTTGAAGTTCATGATGAGATGGATCTTCTTCTTTCTTCTTATGATTTAGTTGATTTATTTGGTAAAATAAGTTTTCAGAATCTTGTTCTACTTTTGTCCAATATTCCCAACCTACATTTTTTAGTATGTACTGTGCACCACCTGAATTAGAGTTCATTAGTTTTGGTACTATTGAATCTATACCAACAATCTCACACATCTTGTTGTAAACATCCTCACCCTTAGAAAGTATGTACGAGGAGTTTATATAACTATTGGTATCACTTAAATACCAAATATCATCATTTAATAGATTAGTCCAATCAACAGGCTTAGTAAATAAAATATCACAATCATGATAAAATATTGCCTCGTCTTTTAATTCAGGGTGAGCTTTAAAGTGTTGCTTCAGTATGTTTGGCCTAATGGATGAAATGTAGTGTATAGGCTTTTTCCTAGTATCTTCATAAAAAAAGAATCTGACAGTATTATAATGAGCTGTAAGTTTATTCCACATCTCAATAGTCTCTGGCTTACTTGTATCATCATTAGGATTCCAAGCTACAAGAATATCTATATTATTAGGATTAATTCCATTCTTAATGAAATTATTAATCATAACTTCTACTTGCCAAGCATAATAAACCAATCTAGGTTGAGCACAAATATAACGTAAATTTTTCATAACAATTTTTAATTTATATTAATAAATATTGTGAAAGTTGTTACGCTCCACCTCCACCACCGCCACCAGGATTACATTGTGTACCAGGTACGCTCCAAGAACTACCACCTGCAGCTGATGCATTTCCTCCTATTAATATATAAACTGATCCTACGCTTCTTGCACATACCGGATCACTTGGAGTTGTTGTTCCTCTAGTTAGTGTTTGGGTTACTCCATCACAATCAACATACTCAAAATAAACAGTTCCGTTATCAGAATTATCTATATCTGTTTGATCTGCTGTAGCTATATATTCATAACAAGCTATAGTTGTAGTTGTTGTAGTTGTACTTGTTGTGGTTGTAGTAGGCTCTGCTGTAGTTGTTGATGTAGTTGTACTAGTTGTCGTTGTAGTTGTAGTTGGTTCTGCAGTTGTAGTACTAGTTGTTGTACTAGTAGTAGTTGTTGTTGGAGTTTCTGTTGTTGTTGATGTAGTTGTACTAGTCGTTGTTGTAGTAGGTACTACAGTTGTAGTACTAGTAGTCGTGCTAGTAGTAGTTGTTGTCGGAGCTTCTGTTGTAGTGCTAGTAGTTGTGGTCGTTGGAGCTCCATTACACTGTGTTCCAGGTGTACTCCATGAACTGCTTCCAGCTGCGGATTGATTTCCTCCTATTAATATATAAACACTTCCTACATTTATAGCACAAACTGGATTGCTTGGAGTAGTTGTTCCTCTGCTAAGAGTTTGAGGATTTCCATCACAATCTGTATAGTTAAAATAAACAGTTCCATTATCTGAATTATCTATATCTGTTTGGCCTGCCGTTGCTACATATTCATAACAAGCTGCTGTAGTTGTACTAGTCGTTGTACTAGTTGTAGTGGTTGTAGGAACTTCTGTTGTTGTACTAGTCGTTGTACTAGTTGTAGTGGTTGTAGGAACTCCTGTTGTTGTACTAGTTGTTGTGGTAGTTGTTGGGCAGTATTCCCAATTTAACACTACACCTGACGAATTAATTTGTACTGCATAAATATCATCAAATCCTACAGATCCTTTCCATAATATTTTGAACCATTGGCTTGCACCATTAAAAACAGTGTTTAAATTAGCATCTGAATAGAATACAATACTGTTTGCCATAGTAGATGTTGCTACAGAAGTATAGATATCATTCGGTGTACTTTGTAGACAAGCGTTAGCAGCACTACTTTGAGGAGTTACACTTCTAAAATGGTTTGTAGATGCAACAGTTGTTGTACTAGTGGTTGTACTAGTAGTTGTGGTAGTTGTTGGAGTTTCTGTTGTTGTACTAGTTGTTGTACTAGTAGTAGTAGTCGGCTCTGCCGTAGTTGTACTAGTTGTTGTACTAGTAGTAGTAGTCGGCTCTGCCGTAGTTGTACTAGTTGTTGTACTAGTAGTAGTAGTCGGCGCAGCCGTAGTTGTACTAGTTGTTGTACTAGTAGTAGTAGTCGGCGCAGCCGTAGTTGTACTAGTTGTTGTACTAGTAGTAGTGGTTGTAGGTGCCGCAGTAGTAGTAGTTGATGTAGTACTAGTAGTAGTTGTCGTTGTCGTTGTTTGTATTAGAGCATACTCATAATCTAAATTTGTAATAATAACTATTCCTTGAGCATATAATATATTTCCTACATGTACGTTATTATTATTTACATCTATAACATTTCCATTACCGTCATCAATTAAATTATAAGTAGTTCCTGATAATACAAAACTTTTTCTACTTATATTTTCACCAAAAACAGTCCTAGGTATTGCTAATACTGTTATTTCATCACCCGATGTAGTTGGAAAATATCTATAATCATTATCAAAAGTACCTGATGCTGCCGTGGATTGTAAATTGTCATTCCAAGCACTTGCAGTATTATTTAAAGATCCAGTTAAATAAGAATTATAATATAGTTGTTTAGCTAATTTATATACTAGAAAATCTTCTCCGTCAGAATTAAAAGATCCATTAATTCCTCTATTTAAAGTTATTCCATAACTTACAGCAGATGAACTTGCATAAGATGAAGAATATTTTAACTTTATAGGAAAAGTAGAAATATCTGATCTATCAAGAGTATTTTTTGACATTCCCATTTATAAACTATTGTAGTATTTTACTACCAATCTAATTTAACTCTAATAAGAGCCTCTTTAGTAAAGTCTTTTGTAAGAGGTTTAGACATTTTAGCTACTGCTAATAATTCATTGTTATCGTTATACAATCCAACAGTTGTAGGATATGTTTGAGGACTATTAATGAAATTAGAATATATTAATTCACCAGAACCCGTTATAAATGAAGGATTAGTAGTATAGTTATAGTCAGCATTTTTAAATCTTACAAATACATAATCAGAAGAGATTGTTTCTTGAGAATTAAGTTGAAAATTAGAACCAGAATTAATTATAGCATAGATTAAATTATTATTTGCACTAGATGCAGCTACTGTATTTGCTGTTGTATTGAATGAAGTAACAATTCCACCAGCAGCAGTGCCCAAAGATAAAGCTCTAGGGTTTAAAAGAATTAATCCAATGTCAGGTAAAAATAAACCATAACTTCCTGACACAGTATTTCCTTGAGTTGCTCCAGATAAAGTTGGACTATTTTTAGCCGTTCCATTAGAACCAGATACTATATTATAAACTCTTCCACCGTCTAAATATGTTATAGTACTTACATCATTTGAGTTATCAGTTAATTTAATAGGACCGTTGGCACCATTAAGTAAAGTTAAATTAAAAGTACCTGGGAATAAACTCTCTTTATATCTATTTCTATCTATTTGAATAGCTATTAAATCATCTGAATCAACATTTCCCGTACCAAAATTTACAGCACTTTCTGCATCTCCATAAATTAAATTTCTAAATTGGCCAAATGTAATTCTAGTTGGGCTTTTTCCTAGCACTAAACTATTTAGAGCTAAAGATCCAGATCCAGCATAATGTCCATAAGCTACTGAGAATTGAACTGATGCAGATGGAGAACTTATATTTCCATCATATACATCAACGTAATAACTACCCGTAGTTGATGCAGAAGCTGTAAAAAAACTAGTAAGAGTAGTTACATTATTACTCCATGCTGGTGCCGTTACTGAGTCGGCAGATACCACAAAATCTGTAGGATCTAATCTTGTAAATGACATATTTTAATATATTATGAGGTTACCTTTACGATTGTTACAGGAATACTAATTCTAGCGCCAGAATCACGACCTACTACGACTAAGGTAGTAAATAAAGATGTATTAGAGCCAAATAAAGTATTAACCGTGGTTGCAGTTAAATTAATTGTTGTTCCTATAACTGTCTTACTTACGTTAGTACCTATAGTTGTTGTACTATTTAATGACGTAGCTTCAGGAGTATTAATACCAACTCCATTAAATGAACTCATTGTTCTTACATCACCAATTGTAGCTACATATCCTGATTGTTCAAAGGTTGATGTTGCTCCAAGATAATTTAATGTTTGAGGAGTAATTGCTAAAGAAGCTCCTTGTTTTATTGTAATTGCCGTATATCCAAGATCTAATACTGGAATTTTTGCAGTGCCTCTTGGAAGCGTAATAAGCTTATACTTCATGATTTCCATATCATTAGGATATGCTTGAATAATTGGCATCGCTTCAATAGCCTCACCATAAAATGCAGATCCTGATGGGTGGGTGGGGTTATATAGAGTATAATCGATCTCATCATCAGCTAAAGAAAACTGAGTAATTCTAAATGATCCATCATTTCTGGAAAGGAGTTCTCTACCTTTTTTAGTAAGGATAGCATCTACTACTACTGATGTACTACTTAAATATGACATATAAATGGGCTTTTAAATAAATATGTGTTATTGGAAAATTAATGTATTTGTATCTGGATTGATTAAATTTTGCTGCCTTAAGGATTTAATTACATTACCAGAATTGTCTCTTACTATAGGATCTATATATTGAGGAAATAATATTCCGTCTTGAGTTATAGGAGTCCCTAAATTATAATTTAATATAACATTAGTTTCATCAGGAAGTCTTTTTAGAATAATATACTTGCAAATTTTTGCAGGATATGAAGATCCAGATGTGTCCGATAAATTAAGATCTCTATCAATAGTTATACTATAGTAGGACCCAGTTGAATCTATATATGGTTGAACTGACGATACTCTATATTCAGAATTTATTGACCATCCACTTCCTGTATTATAAAATCTTAATAAATCCATTTGATTTAAAGTGAAATCAAATACAGGCGTTTCTATACCTGGATAACTACCTGTGAAAATAAAACCTTCATCATAATATGCAGATTGAGTAAGAGACATTTTTATAGTTCTTGGATCTATTGCAACCCAACATGTATCTCGATCTGTTATACTTGTTATAAACTCTACAGAATCAACTGTCCCTCCTCCATTTGGATTAAATTGAACCTCAGATAAACTATTAACAACAACAATATCATCTGCAACCCAGTCAGAGTAAGTACTACTTGGTAAATTAATAGTGAATTTATAGTTAGAAACTGATTGTGGTATTTGAAATTCTGGTACATTATAGAATACATTATTTCTTGCTGAGGTATTTCTTACTTGTAAAGATATATTTACCGCCGCTGTAGAAGACCCACCTACTACAGAACTTCCAGTTATTTGTAGTAATAAAGGTGCAAATGCATTAGGTTTATATAGATCTAAATCAGAATTATTTATTGTCCAATAATTAGTATTTCCTGGAGATAAAGGTGTTGTAGAAGGTATAGTAACTGAGCTGGTAACTTGTATAGGTTCATCTAATACGTAATTCATACTTCCACTACCTCCTACATTAAATAAAATAGGGCTGTATCTATATCCACCTTCATATATAGTAAATGTATTATTATCTGTTAGTTTTTGAATATAAGGATTTGTATTATCATAATCAAATAAAGAAACATCTAAAGTTTCTCCTGATTTAAATACATTTTGAGTTGTAAATATATTATTATTTAATTTAGTTAAATCTAATACGTTTTCATCATTATCTATAAAATATTTAATTTGGGCATTAGCTCTTCGAGGTAATTGAAAAGATGAAGAATATATGTCAATTAAATAAGCATATTGATATTTTATTTTATCTATAGTTGCAGTTTTACCATATGAAATATCTCCTGCAGTATATACATTATATTGAGCACTATTAATTGTAGATCCAACATATCTAGGATATATAGACCTTTTTAAATTATAGTTATAGTCTTGAACGTAAGCGTAAGGATTATTAGGATTCGTATATGAAGCGTAGTTATTAATCTGAGAATTATTTATAGATTGAGTTACTATTCCATAGTTAACTGGTATAGTTTGATCGGCATTATAATCTAAATCCCAAAGTATTTGAGATCTTACTGATTGACTAACATTTTGATATAGTGCTCCTAATGAATAAGTTACAAATAAAGAACTTGAAGGAAGCTGTGATATTTCAAATTGAGGAAATTCTTGACCGCTTGTTACTACTATTGTAGAACCACTAAATTCACCATTATATTTTTCTATTCCATCAGAACTTATAAATTGAACTGATCCTGAAGGAGTCATTATACTTCCTGTAAATGAAGTAGATCCTATAACAGATCCACCATCAGAACCTGAAATAAATGCTGTATCTATCGATTGAGAATAATCGTTAAAAGTTACATCAGGTTCATGACGAGCATATTTATTTCTCTCTAACATGTGTGACTTAACTATTATACCAGTAGAGAGATTAGCTCTAGCAGGAACATAGTCTTTAATCATTTTAAATAGAGAGTTATTATAAAACTTGATTAATCTTATGTATTCCCAAATACTATTTTTTTGTGTATAAGAACTAAAATATGTTTCATTAAAATCTACTAAAGGAGTATAAGATGCAGAATATTGATATTCTGGAGCTCCTATTAATTGATCTATACTAAAATATCCTTGAGAAGAAACTATATTACTATTAATTGTATCTGCTGGTGAAAATCCTACTTCTATATTTGTAGTATTGATCCTATTAATATTTTGATAATATTGTAAACTTGCTTCCGGATGCAATAATGAAGAAGATAAAGTTAAACTACCAGTTACATTTCCACCACTTCCTGTTACTATAGATACTTTATAAGTAGATGAATCTAAATCAAATACTCCATCTACAGAATTTATAGGAGTTCCCCCAAATTCTCTAACAGTTAATATATCATCAGGAATACCAAAAGTACTAATAAGCGCTTTTACACCTCTTTCTGTACCTTTACTTTTTAGTAAGTAGGGTAAATTATGATAGAGTCTTTTATATAATTCTTGTTGAATCTCTTTTGCAGAAAGCGTTTCTAAACTTGAAGTAACATACTTTCCTCCAATTGAAGTTATTTTTTCTGATCCTGTTGGAGGAAGTAAAGATCCATCTGCATTGATTCCAAACAACGTATAATAGAGGTTATCTGATACGTTTGAATTTGTATATAACTGAATGCCAAGACCTTTCAGTGCGTCTCCAACAACGTCTAATGATATTCCTGTATCAGGATTATTGGTGGCATTGTATCTATTAGAAAGATCTTTATAGTAGATCCATATATTATCAAAGTGTTGGCCAATCATATCCATAAAGGTAATGAAAGGCTGATTGTTTGAATCATCTAATAAGTACTGAGGTATTGAATTATGTAGTAGATCTTTATTTGTAGAATCATAATAAGATGCACTAAATAATAAAGATTGAGTAGTTGCCGTTGGAACTGCACTAGTTGATCCTAAAAAGTTACTAACTTGAGAAGACGTTACTGAATATAATTGATAAGGTTGGGTTGTTGTAGATTTAGGCCAAGCAAAACTTGATGAATTAAAATACAAAAAGTATTCATAAGTATCAAATTTTTCTATAATATTATCTATAGCTTGTTGAGCAGAATCTATAGAATTTGATTTATAAGATGAATTTCCTGAACCTCCTGCAATTATAGATTGATTAGATTGTTGCTGTTTATATTGTTCTATCAATCCAACTTTATAAACAAAATTGTTTACTCTTTCCGTTGCACTTGAAAAATGCACAAAGTTTGTAAAGTTAGTATAATCTACGTTTATAGCTACAGATCTATCTTGATAATAGCTTAATAATTTTTGATAAGAAGAACTTACTGGGCTCGCTAATAAATTATCGTAGTTATAATATGGAGTAGTTTGGCCGTTTTTATCATTTATTTGAACATTAAAATTAGGACCTCTTAATCTATTTACTTGATCTATATTTTCTGCTTCTACAGTAATAGATACATTATAACTTACTGATTCTGCAACTTTATCTACTATCCACAATTGAGATTTTAAATCAAAATCTGCATCTAGTGGCTCATATAGTTTTATTAATAAATAAGATCCATCTTCATCTTCTGTATATGATACATTACTTGCTATTATAGTTTGATTATTACCTAAATTCAAATAGAATACAGGATAATAATTTTTATTACTTATGTAAGATTGATATTGAGAAAAGCCATTTAAAATACTATCATCACTTATTGTTTGCGATGCTAATTTTAATTCAGTTCTTGATGGAGATATTTCTTTAATCCAATAAAAAGTACCAAATGCAGAATTAAATAATCTTTTATAAAAATTATATTGTATATTTAAATTACCTCTATTATATCCTCTATTTTTTAAATCTTTTTCTGGATCTAAAGTTAATACAGAATAGGTATTATTTTTTGGATTTGCTGTTAAATAAGGATAATAATCAAATGCATCATAATCAAAATCTAATAGATTATTATTTTCATCGTAGATATATAATTCTAAATAATCTTCTGGTGCGCCAAATTGACTATTTATAAAATTAGAAGTTACTAATTGTTTATCTAATGGAGTTAAGTCTTGAGATTGAAATCCCTCCCCTGAATATGTTATATTAACTAATTCCATTATATTATATCATTAATATTTGCAAACGATTGATTAATATCTAAAAGCTGTTGGCGTAAAGAATTTATCTCTTCTATTAGTGCTTGTTTTTCTGCATCTATTACAGATCCTCCTATATATTGTTGACTTGTTTCAACTAAATATGTATGAGAGTTAATAGTACCATCAACAGGTATAGTAAAAAATAATTGGTCGTAGTATTCAAAAAACTGATCAACTGTTATCTCAGTAGTTGGAGCTTCAACAACAGCAGGTTGTAATAGTTCAGTAAAATTAGTATTTATAGCTTTACTGTACGTATTAAGTCCATAAATCTCCTTAACCATTTCTACATTCGCCATTATCTAGTAACTTTAAATATTAAATTATTATCTATTTCATAAGATGAACCGTCAGATAGTACTGTTTTAATTAATATCTTATAATACCTTTCTGGCTCTAATCCGTTCATATATAAGTTAAAGTAACTATTTATTCCATCACAGCTAATCTTTGTATACGAAGTGTCATAATCTATCAGTATATCATTTGTCTTTACATCTTGCAAAGCCCAATAAGATGTTTGAGGGAGAGCCTTATTAGTGATGTAAATAGAGGATGTAGTAAATGTTCTTACAGGATATTTGTCCCTTGAATTTATATTAAACCTGTATTTTCCTGTACCATATTTGTAAGTATCTAAATTATTAGATAGCGTAATTACACTGTCGGTACTATTAATTACAGATAAACTTCCTGTAGAATATGAACTATCATCCCACTTTATTTCCAATGTCGGAGGATATATTGTGTGTGTATCAACTGAGAAGAAGCTTAATCCTATATAGCTTCCTGAATTTTGTTCAATTGCATTAGTATGTTTAGCTATAAATCCATAGTTTGATCTAGAACCACTAAACCAAGTATCAACTATAGAGCTAACATCTACATTTATATCTTTATTATCTGGATAATTAAATGATTGTGTAACTACTAAATTTGTAAACGATCCACCACCAGGAGTTAAATAAAATGCACCATTTCCCCATTGATTAGAAGCTGTTGTAAATTGATTAGGACTATACCAACATGCACCGTTTCTAGTCTCAGGAGAGTCTCCAAACTTTCCTGTTCCCATTTCCCAAGACTGAGAAACTTGTCTAAATTCTAAACTATATGTTGTATTTAAATTCTCAGCAGTAGCTAAAAATAATCTTAAATTAGTTTTCCATGATCCTGTAGTGTAGGTTTTTAATATAGCAATATCTGAATCAGAAAAAGATATAATAGCTCTTCTTAAATTGTCTTGAAGTAAAGGTTCAGAGGGAACAGGATCTACAAAATAGTTAGACGGATTATCTGAATTCTTAACTGATATTTCTAGTATTTCATCAAGACCTGTATTAGCGGCAGGACTACTTGAATATAAAGTAGCATCAGAAGAAGCAAATATTTTATATACGGCCATTTTTTATTTTTTTACATTGTTACTACACGACCTTGAATATCTGTATTAGGGAATTTTACTTCAAATATAGAAGGATCTAAAGAAGGATAAATAACACCATTTAAAGAGCCTGCTGATATATCGTAAGAGTATTTTGAATATCCATCAGCTTCACCAGATTTATTTACTATCCTCACATCTTTTACTGTTTGAACTCCTTCAACTACATCTAATAAAGAATAGATGTCTCCTAATATAATTGGTTCATTTATTTGCCAATTATTTATATTAAAAAAGTCTTGTAAAGTTAATATACATCTAGCAATTACATCTTGACCAGTGTAATTAGGTCTAATTATAATTTCAAAATTGCAGCCTATATTAATTACATAACCAGGTTTAATATTAATGGCATCAGTCATCATTCTATAATCTGACAAATATGTTTGTAGATTTTGAAGTAACGCTGGTGAAGGATCTGCTATATTATTATTAGCATCAAGACCTAATACATAAAGACTAACTAATACTTGATCTTTTTGACTAAAATCACCTTGCATGTAATTATTGAATGTTGCGTCATCTTTAGTTATATATGCCTTTGATATTTTACCATATTGAGGAGGCATACTAAGAGTTCTCGCCAAATAATCTTCTTGAGTAACTGCTCTATATTGAGTAGGAAATTCTGCTGCAATATTCATTCTAAGTTCATCTACAGTGTCACCGTCGCCACCTCCTGAAGCAGGATCTACATTATTTACTACTATAGTATTTTGATAGGTTGTATTTCCTGTTACTGTATAAGATACAATTTGAGTTAATTGATTACTTAAAGCATTTGCAGAAGCACCGCCACCCACTAAATATTGAAATGATATACTTGTATTTTTTGGAGCTAATCCATATGTTTGAGTTGTAACAAAGTTTGTTGGATCAAATGAACTAGATAGAGTGCTAAGTCCACCACCAGTTAAACCAACACTTACATTATTAGGATTAGGAAGTACCGCTGTATCGGCAACTGAATTGATACCAGGACCAAATTCTATTTCTAAAGAACCATCAGCTCTAAATCTAGATGTGAACCTTCTAGGCACAGATAACTTCTGTATCATATAAGGAACCTGATTCTGGAATTGATATAATGATGGATAGTTAGCTGCAGTATTTTGTACTGGCTTTAATATATAATCTTGAGCTAAGTAAGGAACTTCATACCAAGTATTACCGTCAGAATCTTTTGCTTCTAATATTGTAATAATAGAACTATCTGATATATTTACGGTTGCAAATCTTTGTGGAGATGAAAAACTAAAAGTTTGAGTTTTAGTTTGTCCTGATAAAGCTTGAACAGTCTTTTTTAGAAGATAAGATGTAGGAACATTACTTCCATTTATTGTATATACTTCTACTGTAGTCGGATCTAAAGAAGAAGATGATGCAAAATTAACTTTTTGAGGAGTATAAAATATTACAGAGCTATTTACATTTGATTTAACTTGCATTCCCTGCTCTATAGTCATTGCATAAGTAAAGTCAGGAGCTACATTGCTACCACCAAGACTAACCGCAGGTAATTGTTGATATACATCAAGATTCACTATAGCTGCAGAAGTTATTTTAGGTCTATAACCTAACATGTAAGCTAAGGTAAATAAATTACCTTTTTGTTTAGCATATTGTAAAAATGTTTCTTGTAGTTGATTGTCTAAATAAAATGAAAGCACATCTCCTACATAAGAAGCCATATCAATAAACATACTACCAGGTGATGCCTGAGTAAAGTCATTGTACGCAGTAGGATAGTATGCTCTTGCATATTCTATTAGATCTGCTTTTAAAGAAGCAAAATCTTTGTTTAAATATTTAATGTCAACTTGGTTAGCCATTTCTACATGTTTTGTATAGTCAATACAACCGAATCATTTTCATTTGATCTTAATAGTCTATAACTAAATTTTATATTGATTGAATTATAATCAGGACTTCCTATAATATCTAAAGTAGTAACTTGAACTTGAGGGAATTGATTTTCCATTTGAGTTCTTATAGACTGCTTAATTTCTTCAAAAGATGCTTGATCTATTTGTTCAAATAACCTAGCTCTAAGACCAGCCCCAAAAGTAGGATTAAAAACTCTTTCTCTAGGATCAGTTAATAAAAAATTAATAATATTATATTTTATTTGATCCTTGGTAGTGTATACAGACGAAAATACATTTTCAGCATCAAAAGGGATTTTTACCCCAATTGCTGTTGATGGCTTAAAATCTAATGGCGATATTTGTTTTAATCCGTAAGCCATTATATTTGTCCTTGTTCTTTAAGTTTTGTCATAAGGCCTGTAAAGTCTGGAACCTCGTTTATTTGTACAGCATCCAAGTTTGAACTCGCTCTTGCTGTTCCTAACATACCTTCTACACTACCGACCTTAACTTCTTTAGGTTGGAAAGCTAGTCCTGGGTGTATATTATCTGAAGTCATATTAAAGTCTTCATTTAACATATTTTGGGCAGTATCATTTAAGAATGCTGCCATAGGATTGTTTCCTGTAAATTTAATAGGTTTAGGAATAGCAGTGTTCAAAGTACCAGGTATTTTTGATTTTACCTGTTCTTGTAAGCTCTTTTTAGGGTCTGCCATAGGAGTTTTTTTAACCTCACTTAATAGTTTAGGAAGTTCTTCTTTAAGAACAGCTCTGAGCTCTTCTCTTATTAGTTTTCTTAATTGATCTACTTGTCCCATATCTTATAAATATTATTTTATACCATTTTTAAGTTTATTTATCTCTTTATCTATTTGTGATATTTTATTTAGTGTTATAATCTGAATTGCAGGGCCTCCGGTTAATAATAATAGCTTAAGCTTTCTTTTTTCATCTTCTAACTCCTCTATTTTTAATTTAGTAGTTTCCTTTTCTTTTTGTTTTACTATATTATTTGTATATTTACTAGAAGGATCTGTGCTTTTTAAGTTACTAGTAAGGGATTGGTTTTGTTTAATTAAAATCTTTCTCATCCTTTTTCTTAAAGCTTTGCCTCCTGGTAGATTATTTATAAATGATTGAAGTCCTAATTCCTGTTCATTTTCTTCTAAATTATTTAAATCAACTGTAGACAATTCTATTGAATCAAGTGAAAGATCTTGTTCATCCAAGTACTTTAAAGATTCAGAAATAGTTACTGTATCTTCAGGAGATAGTGAATCTAGTCCAGTTTTAACTAGTCCCTTTGAAGATAATATTAATTTTACTTCATTAATTATAATTAAATCTAAAGAAGCAAAAGTTGGGGTAGATTGAGCTACTATATATCCATTAGTATCTCTTGCTATTCCATATCTTCTTTTAATACTTATTCCTTCATCAGTTACTTCTTCATTAACTATTTCTATTACATATTCACCAAAAGTTCTATTTATTCTATCTTGTGCATTATTATATTTATCTAAAAAGTCTTGAAGTCCATTTACAGTACTAGATAAATTATCTATAGTTGTTTGAATTTCTGCTTTTAAATCAGATGGAGCATTTACACAATTTTCTAAATTTAGTAATATTAAATTTAATTTTTGTATAATATCATAGATTCCTATTATCATTGTTTGAACTAATCCTGCTATAGCTCCTAATAATATGTTTATTTGTCCTAATCTTTTTACTAATTTCTTTTTACCTCTTTCTTCAAAAATTTCTATTACACTAAAACTAAATCCTGTTTGAACACCAGACGGCAGGAAAAAAGCTGGTATTCCAAGTGCTATAAAAAACGCAACTAAAAAATCATAGACTCTAATTAATATAATAGCTATTTTTATTATTGCTTGAGAAGTAACTATATAAGATAGAAGTTTAGTTCCTAAAGAATTTAAATTATTAGCCGCTTTTAATATCTGTTTTAATAAAGGTATTAATTTTGTAGGAGTTATAATTTTATTTATTTTTTCTATTTGTTTTTGAACGTCTCCTCCTAATATAGAATCAGCAAGATTAACAAAAGAAGCTGGTGTATTTAATCCCTGTATAGCTATTGTATAAACTCTAATTTGATCTATTGTTCTTATTATTTTTTGTAATTCCTCATTTGGAATTTGTCTAAGATCAGTATATCTATTAAATAAACTTAAAGCATTAGTTAAAAAATTTGAAGCAACAGAAAGAGACGGAAAGGCTTTATTTAATTCTGGATTGCTTATAGGAAAGTTAGGATTATTAGTAAGATTAAATATTTCTGTTATATCCTTAGTTAAATTATATAATCCAAATTTACTATCTGGATTTTTTGCATCTCCATAACTAGTATAGTAATCGTCTATTTTTTTCTGTACATCATATGCAGCTTTTTGAAGTCTCCATTTAGATAGAGCAAAAGGATTATCTGATGGAGGCTGTTCATTAGGATTAAATTGTTTACCACCTGGTATTTCATTTATTGCATAACTTAATAAGTTACACATATCAACTTCTGCTACATCTTGTAATATGTTAGTAATACCTCTATCAATTGCTCTAGTTATAGGATTACTACTATTTTGTCTTTGAAATTTACCATATATAATACCTAAAACAGATCCTTGCGCTTTTATTATAAACTTATAAATTACAGCTATTACTTTTTCTAATCCTTTTGCAGTTGTTGTATTGGTATTTAATTTAGGATCTCCAAAATTTACAAATCCTTTTTGCCATTTTGCTTTTTGATCAGCGGAGGCATTATTAAAACTAGCAATAGCTGTAGGATTTATAGGAGGTATCATATTATCTAGTATATGTTCTTTTAGATAATATTTGTGATTCACCAACTAAAAAACCTCTAAGTCTTTCTGCTTCTTGAGAAATAGCTTGGCCAGCACCAGCAATTATTCCCATACTGGCTCCTAGATTAGATTCAGAAACATTTGAAAGCTGATCTCCAACACTTTTTAATACTGATAGTAAAATTGTTAGTTGTGTATTAAGAGTCCTTCCTAAAACTAAAGGTTCACCTAATGCTTCAGCATCATTGCCTAATTCTATTTTATTAGTATAAATTAAAACTTTATCATTAGCATCTAAGTTTATAGTTTTAGTAGAAGATAATGATACGGCTTGTTTACCAAATAAAAATATAGAATCATTTTTAGAATGTAATAATACTCTATCAGATGATAATATTATTTGATCACCCTTATATGGAAAATCTGGTTTATATGTTGGAGTTATTGCCATTATCCGTTAGATTTTTTATCTTGATCTACAGCTGATGTAAATTGATTAGATACTGGTTTAGTATTTATTTTTAAAGTTGAATCTACAATAGGGTTTCTATTGTCTGTTAAGTTTCTTCTAACTACAAATGATTTTAATGGAAAGTTTATTAGATCTGGTATATTTATTTCTTGAGTACTTGTTAAATATATTGAGGATCCATCTTTATTTATATCTTCAACTATAGAATCAAATTTATTTCTAACAACTCTATCTCCTTGTCTATTTGTTATAATAGTTATTGGATCTCCATTTTTTGTTTTTTTTGAAATCTCTGTAGTTTCATTAAGTTTTGCTAAAGTGGGTGAATTTTTTGACCAAGTATTTTCATTACTTAATACAGAAACTGTACTTCCAAATCTAATAGATTGACCAAACCTAGCTTGAATAATGGTGTCTCCTTCAAAAGGTTGTAGATCTTTTATTTCTGGATTTTCTTCAAAAGTATATCCTAAAGGAAGTGGTTTACTTTTAGTAGCATTACCTGAATATCCTGGCTTATTAGCAGAACTATTTAGATATTCTGCCCATTCTTGCATATTTGGAAATGCATTATGGTTTGGATTTTTCCACATACCATAAGCTGGCATATAATAATACTGTTGTTTTGTTGCACCATCATTTAATTTTATAGAAGGGCCAACAATAATTAAAACTATTTCGTTTACTAAGGGAATCTGTTTAATAAAATACCATATTGGATGTGCTGGTTCAGATACTTCTTTTGATTTTGAAGTTGAATAAGGAGAATATAGTAATTCAAATTTTATAGCTCCTATATCAGATGGAGATTTATAATTAAGATCTTTTTTACCTGCGGGTGTGTTTGGCCCTAATACAACAGACTTAACCCTTCCAATTTGGAAGTATTGCCCTTTTGAAAATCCTAAATCAGAATCAAATTTTGGTCCAAATGTATATGCCATTATACGCTAGGTAGTTGTTTAGGGTCTTTAATTACAATATTAGAAACCTCAGAAAATAGCTGTTCAATATCCTTTTCAGTAAGAACGCCAGAATCATCGGCATCACCAGCCTTTTTACTTTCAGCAGCTTTTTGGAAAAGATTAAGTAGTTTAAGAAGAACCTCGTCATTCTTTAAACTAGAGTCTATAAATCCTTTAAGTAAAGGTACAACTACAATAGCATCACCAGGAGTTTCAATCATATCGGCAAGCCTCATGATCTCATGTTTGATTGTAGAATCTTGATTTTTCTGCTTATCGTATACCTCTTCTACAAGATTGGCAATAGTTTTCCCTTTGAATATTTCCTTATCAAGTTCCATGACTTTTTAGAATAAATATTAATAGTCATTGTTTTCAAGATACTGATTAAGGATAGTTTTGTAGATAGTTTTTAGCTTTTTAATTACCTTTGTAATGGTATTTGACTGAGTGTCTGCCATCTCTTTAACATAGATAAAAACAGCCTTTTTATTAAAAATGTCTATATTTTCCCTTTTCTTGAATATCTCTAGGATAGCATCAGCGACCTTTAGCTCCTCTGTTTTGTCAAATAGCTCTAATAAATTGTCATCTACATATTTGATAAAAAGCTCGACCACGTCTAGCTTATCTAGCTCTGGTTCTGGTTCTTTAACAAGGATGCTATTTAGAAGGGCGTTGTCATCACTTTGTTCGCCAATCTCTGATTTTGCTACAAGTTTCTTGTAATTCTTTTGGTTATATATAATCAAATACCTTTTGGCAATTGTACCAAAATAAGAAAATGCCTTACCTTTAGACTGATCGTAAAGGTCTAATTTTTGCAAAAGAAATGATATTACTTCATACTTAAGATCTTCTATATTATCGACCTCAGTATAATAGAACTTAAATGTATGAATGATATTCTCTACTAGTTTATAAAACCCGTAGTGAATGTCTTGATTGTAAATCCTATTTCTTTCGTCTTGATTTTTTGTAGACCTATACCTTAGAATAGCCTCTTCCGTTTCAGAAGTAAAGTAATTATTTTTTGTTTTTGGCTTTCTTTTTCTAGGATCTCCTTTCTTAGTTAGTAACACCTCTTCCTCATTCAATAGTATATCACTCATATTATTCTTCTATAAATTCGTTAATTCTAGTCTGCATCTGTTTAACATTTTCCATAAGACTTAAAAACTCAGGATCAGATTGAATCCATAATTTAGAATCAATTTCATTGGCACAAGTATTTATCTCTTTCATACACTCTTTAATATTGCCAATAAACACTTGTTGTCTAACAACCATAGATTCTAACTTTCTATTTTTTTGAAATAAATTCCAAACTACGTATCCTATAATGGATAAAATCCAAACTATAATGGCTATAATTCCTGTTGTCATAATATATTAATTTTAATTTGATTCAATTTTACTAGCCATCAAATCTGCTTGATGCAATATATAAGCTATATTAGACCTCAATTCTGTATCTTTATTGTAGGTAATATAATACTGCTTATTTGCTTCTTCATACAAACCATCATGGAGTCTGATAGCTAAGAACTCGTTTTCTGAAACCTGAATACCATACTTCTGAAGTACGAATAAACTTCTTTCTGCAATTCTCATATGAGGTATAGCAGGGTTGTAATTGAACATAAGACCTTGATTTTCCCTGTGCCATTGTGATTGGTTAGGAATATAAACTGGTTCATCATTTGTACCTAGTTTACCAAGATCGTGATTAAGTGCTGAGAAAGCTAACTCTTCTGTTGTATAATTTTTACTCTGGCCAAACTTATCCCAAACCTTTTCAAATACCAAAGCTGCCTCAGTAACTCTGTTAACATGATCTAAATAACCACCAGCAAATGCATTGTGATGACTTATTTTAGTAGAGGCAGGAGAAGTAGCTAAAGTCTCTTCAATATCTTTATACATTTCAAGAAGCTTATCTTTCCTAGGACCAGAAATATATTTATCAATTAAAGAATAAAACTTGGCTAAATTATCAGCCATTTGTTCAATGCTTAACTTTTTCATAACTTATTTTATTTAGAATTCATTTTCACTATTTATCAAGACTTCAATTTCTTCTATTTTATATTTTATTTTATCTAAATGAGAATTGATTTCATCTTGAGGTCTAGAAGTGGATACTAAAGCTCTTTGGGAATTTATTAAATTGTTTAATTCGAATATTTTCCTTAATATTAATTGTTTGTATTTCATACTATAAATTTACAACTTTATTGTGTACTCTATCAATTGATCTATAGAGTGAAATGCTTTGCCTTTAACTTTATTATTAAAAATAATTTTTTTACTTATATCTTCATATGTATTTGCTACATAGATTATCTCTTCTATAATAGAAGCATTTAACATTTTTAATACTATAGGATAGTTAGAACAGCCTGTTAAATCTTCAATAGAATCACAAATTTCCGTATCCGATTTACAAACTTCATATTCGTAATCAATATAGTTATTATTTAATTCCTGTTTTAATTTTTGGCACTTACTACAACCTTCTAATATTAATAATTTAATCTTGTTCATAAAATTCTTTATCTATTTTTTGCATAATTTCATACCACATGCTTTTTTCTTCATCTTTCATAGTATCAAATGTCATTGATAAATAAATATATAGTGCATCTAATTGCTCTTCTGTTAATTTATCTCCATCTATTTGAAAATCTTCTGCTTGCATAATAGCTAGTTTAAAGGTATTTATCCTTTTTTTAGAGTGTAATTGACTTTGTTTTTCATCTGTAGCTTATATCTAAAACCCTTTAGCGGACTAAACCGTCGGATATGGCCGATATTATTTTAGGCTTTCACTACCAATTATTTTTGTATACCTGAAGCATATATTAGTCTTTACTCCTGGTAGTCGTATAGCTTACTCATTCTAAAACTCACTCATGGAATTTAACCAAGCTATGGCATAGAGCCTGAGTATACGACATTAGTTTTACTAATATACAACAAATATTTGAAACAGAAAAATTTTTTTTAATAAATATTTTTTTATGTCATTTTTTTGTCTTATATTTGATAAATGGACAAAGAGTTACTCGTATTAGGATTATTAGAAACAGTTCTTGGCAAAGGAAAAGGTTCTAAAACCACTATGGATTATGCATTCTATTGCCCAGTTTGTAAGCATCATAATCCTAAGTTGATAGTGAATATTAAGTCTGGACAATATAATTGTTGGACTTGTCATCCTGCTACTAAAGGTAAAACACCGGTATCGCTATTAAAAAAAGTAGACGCTCCTACTGAAAAGATTCTTGAGATGAAGAATTACTTTCAAGGAGATAATACTAAGATTGATACTACTAAATCAAATAAGGTAACCCTGCCAGAAGAGTTTCTTTCGTTATATAACCCAGATAAATCTCTTGAGTGTAGACATGCTTTGACTTATCTAAAGAAAAGAAACATTTCTATTCAAGACATACAAAAGTACAATATTGGGTATTGTAAGACGGGTAGATATAGAAATAGAATCATAGTGCCGTCTTATGACAAAAATGGCAATATAAACTATTTTATAGCCAGATCATTTGAACCAGATCCTGCTCGTAAATATGATGCTCCAAGTTGTAATAAAACAGAACTTATAGGCCTAGAGTACTTTGTTAATTGGTCTATTCCTATTATATTATGTGAAGGTATTTTTGATGCCATTGCAATTAAACGTAATGCTATTCCATTATTTGGAAAGACTATACCTCAGTCACTCATGATGAAATTAGTAGAATCTGAAGTAAAAACAGTATATTTAGCATTAGATAAAGATGCTCTTAAAGAAGCTCTCAATTATTCACAAAATCTTCTTAATCTTGGTAAAGAAGTTTATTTAATAGAATTAGAAGGTAAAGATCCTTCTGACCTTGGTTTTAATAATATGACCAAGTTATTACACACTGCGAAGCCAATGTCTTTCGGAGACCTGCTTCTCAAAAAAATACAACTAATATGATTGAACAAAACAAGAATGTCTATAGAGATAAGTTCTTAAAAAGAATCGTTGAGACAGATCCTGAGCTTAGACAAATTACTTTACATGATTCAAGGTATTATCAAAGATCTCCTGGTGTTTTCTATCCCTCTGTTACTACTATCCTAGGCTACTTTCCTAAAGGTGCTTTTTTTGAAACGTGGATTAAAGACATGGGGCATAATGCTGATATTGTTATGCGTCGCGCCGGTGATGAAGGAACTCAAGTACACAACGCAGTAGAGAAATTCTTAAAAAATGAAGAGATTAGATGGATTGAACCTGATGGCAAGGTTAACTATCATACTCATGTATGGAAGATGATTTTAGGATTCACAGACTTCTGGACAACATATAAGCCAACCCTTTTATTGTCAGAAGAATTCATGTTTAGTGATACACATAAGTATTCTGGAACCCTAGATCTATTGGTAGATATCAATGGAGAAAAATGGCTTCTAGATATTAAAACCTCAAACGCAGTTCATGAAAGCCACCACTTACAAATGTCAGCCTACACTAAAGCTTATGAAGAGAAATACCTCCAAAAAGTGGATCGTAACGGTATCGTATGGCTTAAATCTACAAAGAGAGGGCCAGATAAGGCAGGCAAAAAAATGCAAGGTGCAGGATGGGAAATAATTGAAGGAAAGAAGACAGTAGACGAGTACTTCAATATGTTCTTACATACCTATGAAACTTACAAGATTATGCACCCGGAGACTGAAATTGAATTACTTACTCTTCCTAATACTGTTAAACTTACAGATTAATATTTATTGGTAGTATGATTAAGCTACTAGATTTATTGAAAGAACAACCTGAAAATGGTAATAAGGCTATTGTCATGGCCGGCGGAGCCGGAGCAGGCAAATCTAATATAGTTAGGCAACTTAGACCGGACCTTGAAAAATCAGGCTGGCAAGAACTTAATGCTGACAAGTATGTAGAAGATAAAGATAGTCCTATGTATAACAGTTTAGGTAAGGCGTCTAGTTATATAGAGAAGGTTGATCTACCTAATACTATAAAAAGTGGTAAGAATTTTCTTTATGATACTACAGGAACAAATGTAGACAGAGTAAAGAATATAGAATCCTCAGGCTATGACATAATGATGATCATGGTTTATACCAATCCGGTTGTAAGTTTTTTGAGGAACTTTAAGAGAGAAAGAAAGGTACCAACTGTTGGAGTATTATCAAGTTGGAATAATGTATATAAAAATATCTCTACATATAAAAGTATGTTTGGAGATAACTTTTTATTAGTACAATCAGAGGTTAGTCCTGCAGAACAGAAGATGGTTGGCGCATTTATGAAGGCGTATAATTCTGGAAAGCTAAAAGAATTCTTTTCTGAACTATTATCTTCTGGTCAATTTAAGTCTACATTTAAAAAAGATCCTACTAAACAAAAATCTCCTGAAGAAATAGCAAAATCTAAAGAGCTAGTTGATAAACAAATAGATATCTTAGCTGGACAGTTTGAAGATATAGAAAAACAAGTTGAGTCTCTAAAAGACGATAGTACTGAAAGTGTTGTGTCTAAAGCAAAATCATTTATTACACCATGATTAATTTCGAACAACTAGGAAGACAAATAGCAGAAGATATACTAAGAGAAGCATCACCAGATGTAGGACCTTGTTTTTATCCTGGTAAATTTAAGCCTCCTCACAAAGGACATTTCGAAGCTACAAAGTATTTAGCATCTTTAAATTATATTAATAAAGTATATGTTATTATATCTAATGTTACTAAGTATGGTATAACTCCTGAAGATTCTCTTTATATTTGGCAAGAGTATCTTAAAGCAGAACCAAATCCTAAAATAGATGTATCAATATCTAAAGAGTCTACACCAATAAAAGACATCTTTGCGTTCATGGCAGAGAATCCTGATGTTGATCCAGTATATGTTGCAGGCGGGGCCGAAGAAGTTGAAGATATTGGATACTTTGATTCTATACAAAAAAGATTTCCTAATAGAGTTAGAAAAGAAACTATACCAGATCAATTTGGTAGAATATCTGCAACTCAAATGAGAGATACAATTAAAGCCGGCAATTTTGAAGAGTTTGTTAAATTCATCCCAGACTCAGCATATAATAAGGGAGTAGCTAAAGATGTCTTTGGAAGACTATTGAAAATAATGAAATGACACTAGAACAAAGACAATATATAATAGAGGATTTTATACAGTTTGTAAAAAGCAAACTTGATATAGATAAGCTTCCTACAACTAGTTTTATAAATGATCGTGAATGGGCTACTGAAAAAAGAAGCTTTGGACAATATGATCCAAATAAAAGACACTTAGACGTTTATATAGGTAATAGAAACCTAGCAGATATACTTAGAACCTTATGCCATGAATTAGTTCACCATAGACAAAATGAGCTTGGTAAATTATATAATAATGCTGGAGAAACTGGTTCTAATATAGAAAATCAAGCTAATGCTTTGGCAGGTATAATGATGAGAGATTATGGTAAGACTAATGATCTTATTTATGAGTCTTTTCTTCCTACTCTTAAACAAATATATGAAGTAGAAAGTAATAGTGGTATTCAAATCTATTGTGATATGGATGGAGTTCTATGCGACTTTGATGCAAGGTTTGAATATTTTTATAACATGTCCCCCTCAGAATACAGAAAACAATATAAACCAGAAAAAGCAAATGAGTACCTAACTAAAGCAGTAGACGAAGTAGGTATTACATACTGGAGTAAAATGCAATGGATGCCTGGAGGCCAAGAACTATGGTCTATAATAGGTAAATATAATCCTATAATCTTAACTAGTCCTGGTCAATTTGAATATGCTGAAGAAGGTAAATTAGAATGGATTAAAGATAATTTAAGTCCACAACCAAAAGAAGTTATATTCGCCGAGTCCGGAAATAAGCATTTAAAGATGATAACTGACCCAAAAAAATCTATATTGATAGATGACTATTGGACAAATCTAGCTCCATGGAAAACACTAGGTGGTATTGCAGTAATGCATAAAGATATTAATAAAACAAAAGATATATTAAGTAAATTTAGAATAAATGAGGTTAAATATTCTAAACCTAATTTTAATGTAGAATGGGAAGAAGCAATTCGATATCCAGAACTTAAAAAAATAGGTAAAGATAATTGGGAGAAGATATCTAAAAAAGGATATATAACAAAATACTCTAAAATAAAAGATGTCCTTGGAAATGTAGACTTAAATTTTAATAGTCTAGAAAAAGAAAAAAAACAAAGATTCCAATCTGCGTTTAAAAAAGGTCAAATAGAAATGCCAATAGCAGTCAAATTTTCTAATTCTGATTATGATCTTCTAGCTGGTAATACAAGACTTTCTGGATTAGTTAATAATGGAGAAGATCCTAATATTTGGATTGTAGACATTTCTAACTTATAAAATAAAAATACTGTTATGATACCAAAAGAGTCTACGTTAAAAAAAGAGTTTAAGAAAAGTGAAGTTCAAAGGATGAGAAACATTATCACCGGAAATACTGGTGATAGAACTCAGGTACTTGGAGGTTGGGAAGCTACAATAGAAGAACATAAAGAAGGAGATACTTGGGAAGAAGGTGGAAAAAAATGGACCATTAAAAACGGTATCAAACAGTCTATTACCAAGCTAGATAAGTTCAAACATCTAGTATCTTTACCACTTACTTGTCCTAGTTGTAAGAAGCCTATGAAGGCTAATGAACTAAACAAGAAGATGTATTCAGTACACAAAGTATGTTTGAACTGTGTCATTGATATGGAAGCTAAACTTAAGCTAGAAGGTAAGTATGAGCAATATGAGAAGAATATTCTTAATATGAATAAGAATGCTAGCCTTGAAGAGTTTGAACAGGCTTTAGATTCATGGCTTGAGGAAAAAGATACTTTTGTTACTGAACAAGGAGATATTGAAAGTTGGCAAGGCGGAGATAAGACTCATATATATAAACAGCTCAAAGAAAAGATACAGGAGTTTAGGAAAACAGATATTTATTAGTAAATTATAAAAGAATATTATAATGCATAATATATCAGAAAAAGCTGCATCTAAACAACAACAAAAATTAATGGGCATAGTTCGTGCCCTTCAAAAAGGAGATATGAAACCATCACAAGCATCAGGAAAAGCAAAAGAAATGGCTAAATCAATGAAAAAAGGCGATGTAAAAGACTTCGCTGCAACTAAACATAAGGGCCTTCCTAAAAAGGTTAAGAAAGAAGACTATGATCCTACTAAGATGTATGTAGTTCTTAGACCTGTAGATAATCTTGACGCAGCTGGATTAATTAAAGAATTGAATCCTTTAGAAGGACTTGCTCCTCTAAATGTTAATATGGAAGATGTTATAAGTGTTACTGCTGATGCTTCTCAAGCTCAAGAAATAGCAGCAGAAGCATACAAAAAATATATGGACGAATCTTTTCAACTTGAAGAAAAGAAAGGTAAAGTTGGAGATAAGTTAAAAAAGACTATCGACCATCTTGAAAAGAAGCGTAAAGAGCACGTTGATATGGCAAAAGAAGATCCTAAAAATGCTTCTCAACATAAAGAACATATTGCTAAACTTGCATCTCAAATCGACGATCTTATGAGTAAGATGGAAAAGATTGAAAAGAGCAAGAAAAATGTTGAGAAAGAAGAAGATAAAAAAAAAGATATTAAAGAATCTAGCTTAAATATAGGTGATAATTTAAAAGTTGGAGATAAATTTGTAAAAAAAGATAATCAAGTATTAACAATTCAAAAAATAGAAGGCGATAAGGTTTACTTAGAATCTGATAAATTTAAAGGAAAATTATGGCAATGGCCTAAAGAAATATTTGATGCAGATGTTAAATCTGGTGAGCTTAGATGGCAACCAAAACAAGACTAATGGAACCATACGCTTTATTTATAGGAACATTGATGCAAAGCCGTAATCAGGCTCACATCTACCATTTACAGACAAACTCTTTTGCCGCTCACAAAGCTTTGCAAAAGTATTACGAAGAGATTGTAGATTTGATCGACGGTTTAGTTGAGTCATATCAAGGAAAATACGGCATTCTTCGTGGATATGCAATGGCAAATCAGATAAAAGAAGATGATAATGCGATTCTTTACTTCGAAGGTCTTTGTAAGTTTGTAGAAATGATTAGAACAAAAGTTCCACAAGATTCATATATCCAGAATGAGATTGACAATGTAGTTAATCTTCTAGAATCTACTAAGTATAAACTTAAATTCCTAAAATAATGAATACGCCAGAATTTAAAAAGCATGTAACTAATCTTTTAAAAGAGGAAGACCTTCCTAAAGAAAAAAATATAGTAGATACAAAATCTGAACTACAAAAATATTTTAGAGACCTTTCTTCTATTACAATACCTAAATTAAATGGGGCTGATTCTAAAGAAATTCAATCTTTTGCAACTATAATTAAGGCTATTCTAGATGACCTAGGAAGAGGATCTATATCTCCAACATTACAACAGGTATTAAAAGTATATGATACTAGGACTCAAAATTTACCATAGTGGAAAATAATCTTGAGACATATGGAGATTTAAAACAAGCTATACAATCTATTGCAAAAAAACAAAAGACTGATAAAATAGCTGGAGTTGCTGTAGATGCAATATTAGATTTTGTTCCTGGATATGGCGCAGCAAAAACAACATTCCAGTTTATAAAAGCAGCCGTTACAAAACCAGACGGTCAAAAATCACAAACATGGTTAGATCGTCTTGATATTGATGATAAAATGGCTGCTATTGTAGATAATAATGTAGAAAATGGTTTTATGCAAACAATAGCTAAAGCTATAGATAAAGAACCTAATGATAAAAAATTAGAGCTTGATTTTAATATGAATGCAAAAATGGTTAACTATCTTCAGGATAAGTATCAAGGTAGACACATAGCAGGTATAAAAGAATCTAAAATAGATAAAGATAAACTTTCCCAAATAAAAAAAGGTATTGAAGTTGAGATGGAGCATACTGATGATCCTAAAATAGCTTTAAAAATAGCTTTAGATCATATTAAAGAAGATCCTAAATACTACGATAAACTAATTAAAGCAGGGCTTGAAGAATTAAATGAGGGAGAATTTTGTCCTCAATGTTTAGCTGAATATATAAAAGATCATGCTAACTCTTTACAAGAAGCAGAGTACAAAGGTAGAAAAGTACAACTAGGAAAACCAATGGCCGGCGATATTAAAAAGTTTAAGGTGTACGTAAAGAATGCCAAAGGAAATGTTGTTAAAGTTAACTTTGGACAGAAAGGAGTAAAGATAAAAAAGAATAATCCTGAAAGGAGAAAAAGTTTTAGAGCAAGACATCATTGCGACACTAATCCAGGACCAAGATGGAAAGCTAGATATTGGTCATGTAGAAAGTGGTAATATGATTAAACTATTAGATATATTATTAGAAATGTATCCGCCATATAGATCCGATATGGTTAAAAAAGTAAGATACAAAGCTTCTGATACCTGGACTAATGATCCTGATATAACTGAAGCGGATCCTAAAAAAGGTAGTGGTAAAAAGCCAAAGGGATCAGACCGCAGATTATACACAGATGAAGATCCTAAAGATACTGTTAGTGTAAAATTTAAAACAGTTAAAGATATAAAAGATACACTATCTAAAAGTGAATTTAAATCTAAATCACATGCTAGACAGTCACAGATTATAAATTTAATACACCAAAGAGTCAGAGCAGCTTACGGTAAAGCTAAAGACTCTGAAGTAAAAGCTAGATTAAAAAATGGATTAGATTATATTGAATCTCGTAAAGAAGCATCAAAAGAAAAAACTAAACGTTTAAATAAAGTAAAAGAAACAGCAGATCCACAATCAGGCAAAGCAGCCCTGTATGGTTCTGGTTATGCTCCTGTTAAAAATAAAAACAAATGATAAAACTTATTCAACTGTTAACTGAAGCTAAAGAAAGCTTTGAAACCTTTGCTCAAACACGTGCTAAAGGCGCAGCTAAAATAGCAGCTACCGCTGAAGAAAAAGGTGGATTATCTTTATTAACTTGGCATCATTTTAAAGTTAAAGCTCCATATTATAAAAAAGCTACTGAAGGTAAGTTTGATAAAGAAGCAGCTAAAAAAGAATTTGAGCAGACATATAAAAAGATATCCTTAAATATGACTCAAATTGAATTTCAACGTGAAGTTGGACGTTTAGAAGTATTAGGTGAACTATTAATAAGAGAAAAATAATATAAATTTATAAAAAGGTTATAAAATGTCATATCTAAATACCCCAATCCCAATTGTTGAATCTTTTATTAGAGGAAACTTTCTAAGAAATCAAGAAGATTCTTTTGATAAAAAATTTCCATGCTATATATTTGGCATGTCGTCAATACCTGCTCAAGCACCATTATTTCATTTTATGATGGAAGATGGTGGACTCTGGTGGAGAATGCCAATTCATGCCTTTTGTTGGAAAGAAGATGCTCCTCAACAAGAGTTAGATGAACTTGTTTTGTGGGATTCATTTACATATCATGTAGGTGCAACTTGTTTTCCTATATTAAAAAATAAGACTTGTAAGTTCACATCAAGAAGAAGAATTCAATATTCAGGAAAATATTTATTTACCTTAGATTGGGGAAGTTCTGATGATATGAGCGATACAGATTTTGGATTAAGTGAATTTCCTTCTCAACATAAATGCGGACATTTTATTCAAATGGATAATGGAAATTTTGCAATACAACCTAATAATAGATTAATTATTCATGATCCGTCATTTACAGTTAAACAAGATATTGTTATAAATAGAAAATATAATACTACTTCTTGGACTGCAGAAAGAAACAGTAGGTGGGTTACACCTGATACTGATGTTTTTAATTATGATCATACTGACTTAGAATCTGGTGAATCAAATAAAGAAAGATCTAAAATATATAATGAATTAGATAATGAAACTAATATTTGATCATTCTTTAAGTATTTATAATGGTAAATATCCTCTAATTTATTTAGAAGCTGAAAGAGAAAATGAATCTGCTAAATCCATGTTTGAAAATGGATGGATTGTTTATTATAAAGATAATCAGGAACACTGGTATCAAACACAATCTTCAAGACTAAAAATACAAGAAATTTCTAGTAAAAGAAAAAATCAACTATCTAAAATAAAAATATCAGGACATACAGAAAACAAACAAATAGAAACCCCACCAGACCTACAACTTTATAATCACGGAAAATTTGAAGACTTTTTTTTTGACGATCTTTTTTGGGGTAGGATAATCTATATAGAAGATCAAGTATTATTCTCTGTCATGAATGAAACAAAAAGTAAAAAGTCTTATGGAACTCTTTCATTTTATTACTTACTAAAAAAACTTATAAATGACTATGAGTATTTATATATAGCTGATTATTTTGATATTTTCAACTATAAAAACAAATTACAGGGGTTTGAATATTGGAATGGAATTACTTGGAAGTAGTATAAATATGATAGATATATTAACCTCCCAACTTTAATTGATAGGCAGATATTTATATTCATATGATAAAGCTTAAAGATATATTATTAGAAATGGCTAAAACAGATATTCACTATCAGAATATTTTACAGGCTTTTAATAATGGAAATGCTGAAATTAGAGATCAAATATCTAGAGCCGTATCAAAAACCCCTTATACTTTAGAAAAAGATTTAGAATATTTAGGATATGATGACATTACCGATATAGAAAAAGAATTAGATTTAAATCCTTTAGAAGAAGCTTGTTGGAAAGGATATAGAAAAGATCCAAAAAATCCAATGAAAAAAGGAAAAAAAGGTAATATGGTTCCTAACTGTGTTAGAGTAAGTGAAGCAAAAAAGAAAAATAAGGTTAATCCTGCTTATCTTACTAAAGATGCAGCAGCAATGAAAAAAGAAATTGATAGAGTAAAAAAGTTAAAGTCCGATGATCCTTCAGCATATGGTAAGTGGGACGCAGATTATTCAGATAAGGGTAAGACTAAGAAGTACAAGACTAAGAAGAGTGCAGCAACTTCTGCTTACGAAAAAAGATTTGGTAAAAAAGAAAAGTAATGAAACTACAAGAACTATTACAACAGTTAGTTGAAGAGAGACTTAAGTTTCATCATTCTAATGCACCAGATGCAAAAGGTAAGTTTAAAGAGTTGCCAGCAGAAAAGTTAGCTAATTGGTTGATTAGAACAAGAAAAGGTAACATGAGCAAAATAACTGGCTCATTAAACCAACAAGCTAATTTTAACCGTAAAGATGATCCTGCTTATGCAAGGAAAATGGATAGGACTAGAGAGATAGTTAAAAATAAACTAGATAAAAAGAAAAAGAAATGAAAAAACAATTAAATGAAGTAAAAAGAATGCAGCAATTAGCTGGTATAATTAAGGAATCTCAATTAGATGAATTTGATATAAACCAATTTTTATCCGGAGGAGATCAAGCACCAGTTAAATCCTCATTTGAAGGAAAATGGACAGACATTAATAATAAAGAAGAATTTATTAAAAAATTTAATATTGATAGTTCGTCTCCTTTAGTTGATATTGTGTCTAGAGCAATTGGATCTGCAAAAAATTATGCCATTACAAATAAAGATGGTAAATTTTACGTGTATACTTTTACACAAACTGCAAATCCAGGAAATCCTTCACAAGCATTTAATTCATTAGAAGACGCTAAAAAAAGTGTTAAGGAAATTAGATAAAAAAAAAGAAATGATCAATAAATTAGATATATTAAAACAATTACTCATTCTTGAGTATGACGCTGAAATAGAAAAAGCACTAGCAAACAAAGCAAAGTCTACTGGTATATCTAAATCAATACTTAAAAGTGTTTATGCTAAAGGTTTGGCAGCTTGGAAAACAGGACACCGTCCTGGAGTTGGTCAACACCAATGGGCAATGGGCAGAGTAAATTCATTTGTAACAGGTAAAGGTGGAGCAAGAAAAGCAGATAAAAGTTTATGGAAAAAAGCAAGTAAATCTAAAAAGAAAAAATAAAATGACTAACATTTCATTCTTTAAAGCTCTTTTAATGAAAGAGTTAAATGAAAAAGATCTTCCTGGAAATCAAGAGAGAATAGCAGGAGCTGCCGAACCTAAAGATAAAATTACTGCTGCAGACTTTGCAGCACTTCGTGCTAAAAACGAAGAAGAAGATGATGATAGTGGTGGAGGAACTTTAAAGATTGAAAAAGAAGGTGATAAATACTATTGGACATGGAATCCTAAATCAGGAAAAAGTCAAAAATCAAATGATGGGTTTGAATCCAAAGCTGACGCACAAAGAGATTTTATGAGAAAATCAAAGTACATGAAGGAATCTGAAGGTCAAGATCATGAAGTATCAATGGCTCAAAATAGTCTTAAGTCTATTATAAGCTCAGCAAGTCAATTGATGAATATGTTAGGCCAAGATGAAAAAGATATTCCAGCTTGGATACAAGATCATATTACTAATGCAGAAAACTTTATTAATCAGGCTTCAAAGAATTATCATGAATATCATAACGGTGAGCATGATATGGATGAACTTCCAGATGGTACACAAGAAGTACCTGCAGGTGATGCAGAAGATTTAGACATGGCTCTTAAATCTATGATGGAAAGTGTTATCAAGCGTAAAAAAGCAAAATAAATAATGCCAGTGAGTAACCAAGATATATTAAAGACTATACTCTTACAAGAGTTAGATAGGATGGAGCCTGAAACTTCTACGTTTGAGGATGATCCTATGCAGTTCATATTGAAGAAGTATGCAGGACTTAAGAACACTCTTGAGTATCTTATGACTCCTTCATTTGAAGAATATATAACTGGTATATATGTAGTTGCTCCTAAGCCAACAACATTTAAAGTTGTTCTACATAATGGTCAATTCTTATTCTTACAGTTCATGGGTAAAGCTTATGAAGCAACTGTAGAAGGAAGAAAATACTATTTAATGTCTATTGGTGAGAAAGAAAGATGCATGATTGCAATATCAAGGCTTCTTAGGTTTGGTAATCCTTTAAAGACTAAAGGACCTGATGGAGCAGAACAAGCGACTAGAGATTCAGAAGGACCTTCAGAAGAAGCAGGACCAACTCCACCAGCAGAAACATCAGCACCAGAAGCAGGAGGAGAAGAGTTGACAGAGTCTAGGATATTAGAGAGTATTTTAACTAATTATGTATTGGAAGCAGAAGGTGAGCAAAAAAAATCTGTTCTTTTTGAAACGGCTTTAGTAATAGCATGGCATAAAATAAATAATAGAAAAATACCAAAAGGAGCAGTAAGTGATTCAGAAGTTAACCAGATAAATAGTAAATACCCAGATTTAATAAATAAAGCAAAAAAAGCTCTTATTGCAACAAATTTAACCGGTGGAGAATATGCTATATCTACAGGTAAACTTAGTGAGCCATTAACAGAGTTTTGGAGTTTTTATAAAGCAAAAAATAAGACATCAAAATCTGATGTAATAATAGGAGGTGCGAGAATATCAGTAAAAGCAGGACCGTCTCAATTAATGAGTGGAGTAAAAGAAGAAGCTAAGGCCACATTTTATGCAGCATTAGAAAAAACCCCAGAGTTAATACAAACAGAAGAAGTTCAAAATATTTTAAAACAAATAAATAAATTTGCTAAAGGAGGAAGAACCCAAGGAAATATAAGAACATCACTAAAAACAGGAGAAGATAAAGCTTTAAATACAGCAAATGCAGCAAATAAAAAAGCAATGGCTGCTTTAGAAAGTTTATTTGAAAATAATCCTACTTTTACAAAAGCATTTGTAATTGAAGCAATGTCTGGAGAAAAAAAATTTGGAGCAGATAGCCCTGCAACCGCAGAATATATTTTATCTGTAGATAAAAATTATGAAAATGCTAAACTTGTTAAAATAAAAAACGATTCTTACGCAAAAAAAGTAGCAGGACAAATAAAAGTAGATGTTAGATTTAAAACAGGATCTATAAAAAGTAAAGGAGAAAAAACCGGAGAGTACGGATATGCTACAGTTTTAGGACTCCAGTATAATCCAGAAGATATTAATGAAATAGATTCTAGTAGCATTAAAAATTTCTTTTCTAGTGCATGGAATAAATTAAAATCTTCATTATCATCTTTACTTAATTTTTTTATAGGAGATCCTGAAAATGTAGATGTAGATGTTGAAGGGGAGGATCTTGTAGATTTTTCTTAATTTATTCTAAAATAAATTTTTTTATTTCAATTATTTGTTGTATATTAGCCATAAATTAATAACATGGCAAAAAAAGATACAATCTATAGAACAATAAACACTATAGAAGGAACAACAATCCACATCTACGAAGACGAAAAAGGGACTACAAAACCACACTGTGCCACAGGCCCTGCTATCCTTTACTCTAAAGGACATAATAAGCAAGACGAATACTATTTGTTTGGAGTCAAGTACGATTATGATAGATGGCTAGAATTATCTAGGCCTTTAAGGAAAGTACTTACCAAAGAAGATTTTGTTGATTGATAAATATTTATAAGTAAATGTGCAACCATGTCATTTAACTTAAGAAAGTATTTAGTTGAAAACAATCTTACCATAATCTCTAAGATCAGAGAAGAGGAAGATATGGAGGTAGAACCTTCAAAAGATGATCTCAAACAATCTGAAAAAGACTTTAGGAATCTAGATAAAGATAAAAAAGAACTAGAAGATCTTAAAAGCCAAATAAAAAAGGCTATATATAAGTATTCAGATAAAGACGATGATGGTAAAATAAAAAGAGGTCCTAATGGTGAATTAAAAATAACAGATATGGCCGCATATAAAGAGGCTGTAGGACAAATTCCATACGATATACAAAGACTACAAGCAAAAATTAAAAGAATAGAAAACCCTAAATTAGATTCAGATGAAGAAGACAATTAGTATTGTAGTGATATGCCTTTTAGCTTTATTAGCAGTTTGGTATGTATTCATTTACAAAGCCCCTAAATTTGATACAAAACCTTTTGAACAAAAGATTGATTCACTTGAACATAGTATTGACTCTATACAAATAGAAAACATTCATTTAGAAGGAGCTATTAGTATATTAGAACAAGATAATGAATACTTGGTAGTTAAAGTGGTTAAGTTAAATGAAAAAGTCTTAGATTTGAAAGGTGATCTTAAAGACGCTAAAAATGCTTTAAAATATACTCCTACTCAAGTAGATAGTTTTTTTGTAGCTAAGTATCCTAACGAATACATTTTAGTATCTGAAGATACAACTCAACTTCCTTTAGAAGTAAGTAAAGCGGTTGTTGTTGATCTTCAAGAAGGAGAAACAAATGAGAAATTAGTAGTAGCACAAGACAGCGTTATAGTTACTTTAGATCAGTCTCTTAAGAATCGTGAAGAGGTTATTGTTAAGTTAAGAGACAAAGAAGCTAACTATATTCAAATAGATAAAGACAAATCAAGCCAAATTGACAACTATAAAATACAAGTTGATGGTTTGAAAACAGAAGTAAAAAAAGCTGATCGCAAACTTAAATTTGGTAGATTCCAAAAAGTAGTCTTAGGCGCTGTGATCTTAGGTTTATTAATAATCAAATAATGTCTGACAACCAGATATCGATAAAAGAAAAGATTAGAGAAGAGTTTGTCAAGTGCGCGACAGATCCTGTATACTTCATGAAGAAGTACTATATGATCCAGCACCCACAAAGAGGTAGGCAATTCTTTAATCTTTATCCGTTTCAAGAAAAGGTTCTTAAACTGTTTCAGAAACATGATTATTCAATCATAAATAAGTCAAGGCAGTTAGGTATATCTACCTTAGTATCTGCTTACTCATTATGGTTAATGCTCTTTAATAAAGATAAAAACGTTCTTGTTATTGCTACTAAGCAAGATACTGCCAAGAACATGGTAACTAAAGTAAGATTTGCTTATCAAAACTTACCAAGTTGGCTTAAGATAGGAACGGCTGAAGATAATAGACTTAGTCTAAAATTAGTAAATGGTTCTCAAGTAAAAGCAGTATCTGCTGCTGGTGATGCTGGTCGTTCTGAAGCTGTATCGCTACTAGTTATAGATGAGGCTGCGTTTATTGATAATATTGAAACTATCTTTACAGCTGCTCAACAAACATTGGCAACAGGTGGTGGTTGTATAGCATTATCTACTCCTAATGGCGTAGGTAACTGGTTTCACAAAACTTATACATCTGCTCAAGAACAACAAAATAGGTTTTTACCGATCTCTCTTCCTTGGACAGTTCACCCTGAACGTAATCAAGATTGGAGAGATGAGCAAGATACAATATTAGGTAAGCGTAATGCTGCTCAAGAGTGTGATTGCGACTTTGCCACATCAGGTAATACAGTTATAGAACCAGATATACTAAATTGGTATGAGCAGAATATGATCTCAGAACCAATAGAAAGGCGTGGATTAGATAAAGCATTGTGGTTATGGGAATATCCCGATCCAATGAAATATTATGCCCTGGTTGCTGACGTTGCACGTGGTGATGGTAAAGATTACTCTTCTTTTCACGTTATAGATATAGAATCTGTAACTCAAGTAGCAGAGTATAAGTCGCAAATAGATACTAGAGATTACGCTAATATAATATTAAGTGTTGCATCTGAATATAATAATGCCTTAGTTGTAATTGAGAATGCTAATATAGGTTGGGATGTAATTCAAACAGTATTAGAAAGAGGTTATAACAATGTACATTATAGTTATAAGCAAGATCAAAACATGGACTTTACCAAGTATGTAGATAGATTTAATACTCAGACTGGTTTAGTTCCTGGCTTTAGTACAACAGAAAAAACTAGGCCTTTAGTTATAGAAAAGATGAGAGATTTTATAGAGACTAAATTAGCAAACATAAAGTCGATAAGACTTTTAGAAGAGTTAAGAGTCTTTATTTGGAAAAATGGTAAAGCACAAGCAATGCAAAGTTATAATGATGACTTAGTTATGTCTTTTGCTATCGCAATGTATTTAAGAGAAACAAGCCTTAGATATAGAAAGACAGCAGAAAATTTAACTTATGCTGCATTAAATAGTTTTACTAGAACTCAAGATGATAGTATTAGTTATAATGCTAATAATCAATATAATCAAAACCCTTGGGCTATGAATATTAATACTCCTATGGGTGGCGAAACACAAGATTTAACTTGGTTAATTTAATAATATGGCAGAACAACAACCGCAAAAACAAAACAATTTATTCTCTACCTTAAGACGTCTGTTTTCTACAGATGTTATCATTCGTAATGAGGGTGGAGATATGCTTAAAGTAATTGACACAGATACTATACAAAGATCTGGTGTTATTCAAACCAACTCTTTAATTGATAGATTTAATAAGGTATATACTACATCAACAGCTTATGGTGTAAACCTTAACTTAGCACAGAACTACCAATCAGCAAGGGTTCAAATATATGCAGACTATGACGCGATGGATACAGATGCTATTTGTTGTTCAGCATTAGATATCGTAGCAGACGAATGTACACTTAAAAATGAACAAGGTGAAGTATTACAAATTAGATCTTCTGATGAAAACATTCAGAAACTCCTCTACAATTTATTTTATTCTGTACTTAATATTGAATTTAATCTTTGGTCTTGGGTTCGCAACATGGCTAAATACGGTGACTTCTACCTCAAATTAGAAATTGCAGAAAATTATGGTGTTTATAATGTAATTCCTTTTTCAGCGTATAATATTATCCGTGAAGAAGGATATAATCCAGAAAACCCACAAGAAGTAAGATTTAAGTATGATCCAAATGCAACTTTGGCTTCATCTACAGGATATAGTTCACAAAAAAACAATGATACAGGTATTTGGTTTGATAACTTTGAAATGGCACACTTCAGATTAACTGGAGATGTTAACTATCTTCCTTATGGTAGATCTTATTTAGAACCAGGTCGTAAGTTGTTTAAACAGTATGTGTTGATTGAAGATGCGATGTTGATTCATCGTATTGTAAGAGCACCTGAAAGACGTATTTTCTATGTAAATGTAGGAGCTATACCTCCAGGTGAAGTAGATAATTACATGCAGAAGATGATTCAAAAGATGAAGAAAACTCCTTTGATTGATCCAAATACAGGTAATTATAATCTTAAATATAATCAGCAAAACCTATTAGAAGACTTCTTTATCCCTGTAAGAGGTAATGATACATCTACTAAAATAGATACTGCAAAAGGTCTTGATTATAATGGTATTGAAGACGTAGCTTATTTCCGTGAAAAGTTATTTGCAGCCCTTAAAATACCTAAAGCTTTCATGGGTTATGAAAAAGACTTAACTGGTAAAGCTACACTTGCTGCAGAAGATATTCGTTTTGCTAGAACTATTGAAAGACTACAAAGAATTATCATTAGTGAATTAACTAAGATTGCATTAGTTCACTTATACGCACATGGATATACTAATGAGTCTGCCGCTAACTTTAGCCTTTCATTAACTAACCCATCTATTATTTACGATCAAGAAAGGATAGCACTCTTTAAAGAGAAGATTGATTTGGCTAAACAAGCAATGGAAGGATCATTATTACCTAGAGATTTTATTTACGATAAGATATTCCACTTCTCTGAAGATCAATATGCTGAACTTGAAGATATGATTATTGAAGATAAGAAAAGAGAGTTTAGATACGCACAGATCCAAGAAGAAGGCAATGATCCTGCAGAATCAGGACAGGCATACGGAACGCCTCACCAGATAGCTAGTCTATATGGAGGCAAAGAAGATTCTATGTTGAATGTACCTTATGGTTATGATGAGAAAAAGCCTGGTCGTCCAAAAGCTGTAACTTCTATCATTGGTACTGATAATTCTAGATTTGGTCGTGATCCAATTGGTCAAGCTGCTTATAGTAAAAATGCAGAAAGAGGAGAGGATGATATGAAGCCAAACTATAAAGGAGGAAGCCCATTAGCATTGGAAGGAACAATGGCCGAATATTTAAAGAATAAAAGTACTTTGAATGCAATGACAAAGAAACACCAAAGAAAAGTTAATTTGTTTGAGCAACCAGATCTTTTAAGTGAAGACAATATAATTAATGGTTTAGATTAAATATTTAGATATTTATTACTAGCGGACTCGTAAAAAAACTATGGCAATAAAACATTCCAAATATCGCAATACTGGTATTTTATTTGAACTACTAGTTAGACAGACCACTTCCGATCTCTTGAATAATCAAGATTCAAAGTCTGTTAAGATACTTAAAAAGTATTTTACAAATACAGAATTAGGTAAAGAATATGGCCTTTATAGTGCCTTTTCAACTAGCCCTAAACTATCAGAAGCTAAAGCTGAAATCTTAGTCTCTACTCTTATTGAGCAATACAAGAAGCTTGATTATGAGAAGATAAACAAGTTGAAATATAACTTAATAAAAGAGATTAAGAATAACTACGACATAGATAATTTCTTTAAGGCTAAGATAGATCATTATAAATCTTATGCTTCAATTTATACTATTCTTGAGTCTCAAAACTCAAAGTTATCAGACACTAAACAGCTTATTGTAAATAAGATTAATCTTCTTGAGCACTTAACAAAGCAAGATCTTTCTGATTCAAAAGTACCAAAGTCTATAGTAGACGATCTTATGAAAGAGGATAAAGAGATCAGGCTTCTGGCATACAAGTTAATGGTTGAGAAGTTCAATAACAAGTATCAAGACATGTCTGAAAAACAGAAAGAGGTGTTAAAAGAATACATCACAAATATTTCTGACACAAAGAATCTTAAAATATATTTAAATGCTCAGTTAGATCAAATTCAAAAAGAACTAACTGAATTAAAAAAGTCTTCAAAAGACCAGGTTGTTAAAATCAAATTAGAAGAGGTATTAAAATTTGTAACTCCTATTAAAGATAATCAGTCTATTAAAGACGATACTATAACAGGAATTTTACAATATTTTGATTTGATTGATGAGTTAAAAACAATCAATAATGGCTAATTTCAACAATCAATTTGCTACTCAAAAACTACGTCAAGAAATGTCTGTGACTAGTACTGGTGCAGGAATGACTCCATCAACAGTCAATAATCCTGTTACTCAAGACTGGTATACAACAAAAAATAAAAAGAAAGTAAAAAAAGAAGAAGAGCAGAAAGATGTTGAACCTAAATTAGCAGCCGGTAAAGCTAAAGTATACATGAAAAATAAGTGGGATTGGGAAGATGCTCCATCTATACCTAATCGTCCATCAAAAGGCGGTTTTATATATAAAAAACTATTTGAAGAGTTAAGTGATTCTATTAAAACAAATTCTCAAGAATTAGCTAGAGTAGAAGGATTATTAGCAAAAGCTCGTGAAACTAAAAACTATTCTGTAATTTCAGCATATGAAAATCGTATTAAGCAATTAAAATTAATACAAGATCTAGAAAAAAAATTAGGAAAACAACTGCCAGTTTTAACTTATGGTCAAGATTTTAGTGAGTATATTAAATCAAATTTAAATAAAACTGTAAGTGAAGATGTAAATCCAGATTATGAACCCGAGGAGCAAGATGATAATGAAGACAGCTATGATTGGTTTACTGACAAATATAAACCTGTAAGTGATTATGGTGAGTATCGTAAAGATCCTAACTATTATGAAAAAGATTATAGCGACAAAGGTACTAGCGATTATTTTCAAAGGCGTAGTTTAGATGAAAGCTATTCAAAGTTTAAAACTGAAACTAAGACTAGAGGCAAATCAGATCAATTCCACCAAGCAGTTCGTGAAGTAAGAAGGAAAGTACAAGAGATCAATAGATTATTTGAATATGTAAACCGCCTAAAAACAGAATTATCTGAAGGTGAAGGTGGTCTTAAATATAAAGTACACACAGAAAAAGCCCTTGCAAAAATCAAGGAAATGGTTTCAGAACTTAATCAAAACATAAAAAAGTTTAAGTAATGGCAAAAGCAAAAGGTTCAGGTACCGCAGCTAAAGTTACATTTGGTAAGAAAAAAAAAGGAGTTGCAAAAAAATCATTTAACAAACACGACCGTTCAGAAAAGAATTATCGTGGACAAGGAAGACACTAATATTTATTAGCATGAGAACAATTGAATTATATCGTAAGCATAAAGCCGGTGAAGTAAGTCGTGATAAGTTTATTTACGAAGTACGTCGTGATAAAAACCTTCCTTGGGTAACCAACCTTACATCTTTTGATGATGCTGTAAAGATCCTTAAGAATAAGGGTATTATTAGTGAATTACAAGATAATTCTAAATTAGATCAGAAATTAGATACTCATCGTAAAGATTATGATAAAAAAGCTGCTAAAGACTATTTAGCTAGTTTAGAAGGTATGTATAATGCATCCCCTACAGATTATATTGAAAAAATGATAGAAAAACAAAAGGCTGATATGATAAAGAATTTCGGACCAAATGTTTTTTCTAAAGAAGAAGAAGCCTTAAACGAAGTTGATAATAATGTTCCTACAGACCCAGCAGTTGATAGGGTAAATCCTTACTTCTTGAAAAAAGGAGTACAAATGTTACTAGATAAAGAAAAAGAACTTACTAACGATTCATATATTAAAGCTCTAAACAAAGCTGCATTAATGCTTCAAAAGAATCCTCATGTATTTGATGAAGAGATGTTTGCTAATGCAAAAGATGTAGCAAAAGCAGATGCTAAGCTTGGAACTGAAGAAGTTAAAAAGAATAATCTTGTCAATAAGGACCGTCAAATGAAAAAGATGAAAGGTCAAAATATTGATAAAGCAAATACTAAAGTATCTACAAAAGAGAATAAAAAAGGAAAGCCTAAGGGAGTTCAAATGATGAAAGAAGATGCACTTAAAGATCTTTACAATTCTCTTAAAAAAAAAGATTTAATTAACGAAGATAGCCACTGGAAACATCACGTAGGTTCAGAAGTTCACACCGCTGATGGCAAAGGTAAAGTAATTGAAATAGTTGGAGGTACTCTTACCGTTGAAATGGAAGATGGGTCACAGAAAGACTATCAGATCAATACTATAGATCACCATACTCAAAAAGCCCAAGAAAATCAAGCTGATACAGAAAAAATAGAAAGAGATGCAGCTTGGAAAAAATTTGATTCCCTTAAAGGAGCCGCACCAGAAACAGGAGATCAAATGGGACCTTCTATTGGGCAAGAACTAAATTATAAACCAGAAGATATTCAGACTCTTTTAAGAAAATATATAGATAAGAATAAAGATGACAAAGAGAAGATGGGTAAGCTTAAAGAGGCTGTAAAGAAGTTGAAAGAAAAAATTTCTGACAAAGAAATGACAACCGCTAGATCAACAGGACAAGTTGTTAATGTGCCTTCTAACAATAAACAAGATATACAAACATTAGAAAAAAATAAAGTAGTATATTCTACATATCCAGAATAATATGAACAAACAACTCTTAATAGAATATAGTGCTTTTCAACCAATCCAGCAGTCTTTGACTGAAGTTCGTCGTTTAGCTAATGGTAATATGGTAGTGTCTGGACTTGTTCAGGCTACTGATAAACCTAATGCAAATAAAAGAATATATCCTTATCAAACTTTATTTGTGCAAGTACAGAAGTACATTGCTGGACCAATTTCAGAGAATAGAGCTTTAGGTGAACTAGATCACCCAGAATCTTCTATTATTAACCTTAAGAATGTTAGTCATAATATAATAAGACTTTTCTGGGAAGGTAAAGATTTATATGGCGATGTTGAAATACTTCCTACTCCTTCTGGAAATATATTAAGAGAATTATTCAAAAACAATATCACTGTTGGTATTTCATCTAGAGCTATGGGTTCTGTTACTCCAATAGGTGAAGGTCTTGTTCAAGTTGAAGATGATTTAGATCTTATTTGTTGGGACTTTGTATCTACACCATCAACCTATGGTGCATACATGAAACCAATGGGTGGACTTAGAGAATCATTAGAATACGATACAGTTAAACATAAAGATAATAAAATACATCAGTTAATATCAGACATTATTTGTTCTCAATCTGGTGTTTGCTGTATTAAATAATGGATAACTCATTAGAAATATTAAGATTAAAAAAGTTAGCAGGACTTTTATCAGAAAGTGAAATACACGAATTAGGTTTAAAAGACCTTGGTGTTGGTGCTGCAATGACAGTGGCATCTTTATTTGGAAGTCCTCAACAAACTAAAGCTCAAGAACCTCAACAAATAGTTCAACAAGCTAGCGATGATATTGATATTACAAGTTCTAAAGCTGCAAAACAAATTGAAAAACAAGGTTACAAACCTGCAGCTGGTGGATTATCTGTTGATGTATCTATAGAAATGCTACAAGGCATGATAGGTAAAGGAGTAAAAATAGCACAAGGCAAAGCAACAGGTGCAACCCAATCAGCAGCGCAATTTGCAGCAACTCAAAAAGCAAAATCAAAAGTCTCAGGCCAAACAATACCGACTAATATAACTTTTTATAAAACTCTCGATAACGGAAACGTTGAAGTGCTAGTATTTTTAGGTAGTAAATAAAAAATATTTCTAAGTTTATGTATTTTACTACGTACTTAGATATTTATTGCATATGCGCCATGATCTAATATGGCACTACTATAAAAAAATCCTTATATTGCTTTACATTCTAATAAGCAATTCCCGACACAATCATTAATTATGAGTAAATTGTATCAAGACGCTATCCTTGATGCTAAAGCCCTAAGAGCATCTGCTATGGCTAACGCCAAAGCCGCTCTTGAAGAAGCTTTCGAACCTAAGATTCAAGAGATGCTTCGTTTGAAGCTATCTGAAGAAATGGGAGATGATTCTTATCAAGCTGAAGCAGAAGAGAATATCGAAGAAATGAATGACGCTATGGATCAACCACGAATGGAAGGAGACTATAGCATTAACGATTCTGAGCTAGAAGAAATTCTTGCTGAACTCGAAGAGCTTTCTAAAGTTGACGGAGCTGACCACGATAAAATGGAAGAAGCTGATGAAGACAAAATGAAAGACGAAAATTTAAATGAAGCTGAAGAAGAAGAGGAAGAAGAAGAAGCTGAAGAAGAAGAGGAAGAAAAAGTTGAAGGTGGAGAAGAAGTTGGTGACGATACTAAAATCATCGACATCACTCTTGGTGACCTTAAACAAGTTCTTCAATCTGTAATGGCTGGCTCACAAGACATGGGCATGGACATTCCTTCTGACGAAGCAGACGCTGATTCTGAAGCTGAAGCTGAAATTTCATTAGATGAAATTCTTGCTGAACTTGAAGAAGAGGGTATGAATTACCCAGAGCTTGAAGAGAAGAAAAAACATGACAAAGAGGAAGACGAAAAGAAAGATAAAGTAGAAGAAGAGCTTGAAGAAGCTAACTCTACTATCGAAGAACTTCGTCATAGCCTACAAGAGGTTAATCTTCTTAATGCTAAGTATCTTTACATGAACAAGTTGTTTAAAGCTAAGACTTTGTCTGAATCTCAAAAAGTAAAAGTAATTAATGCTCTTGACCGTGCTACATCTGTAACTGAGGTTAAGAACACTTTTGAAACTTTGAAAGAGTCTTTCGAATCTAAGAAGCAACTTAAAGAATCAATTGGTTTTGCTTCACAAGCAGCTGGTATGGCACCTAAGCAACCTATTATCGAGCAAGATAATATGATGAGTAGATGGCAAAAACTTGCTGGAATCAAATAACAAAAAAACAAAATTAACAACAAAATGGCAAATTTAGTACAATCTTTATTGACTGAATCCGCTGGTACAGCTTTCTCTGATCAACATGGTGTTGCTCAGCGTCTTGCTAAAAAGTGGAGCAAGTCAGGCCTTCTCGAGGGCATGCATGATTACGACGCCAACAACATGGCCGTAATCCTCGAAAACCAAGCTAAACAGCTTGTAGTTGAATCTTCTAACACTAACGGCGGCCTTAACTCTGGTGGTGCAACCTTTACTCCTGGCACTGGTGAGCAGTGGGCTGGTGTAGCTCTTCCATTGGTACGTAAGGTATTTGGTCAAATCGCTGCTAAAGAATTCGTTTCTGTACAGCCGATGAATCTTCCTGCAGGTTTGGTATTCTATCTTGATTTCCAATACGGAAACACTAAGAATCCTTTCACTGCTGGTGATTCTATTTATGGTACTCCAAGTGCAAACTTTGGTAACCTTGCTGAAGGCGCTCTTTATGGTGCTGGACGTTTTGGTTATTCTTTGAACCAATTTAGTTCTTCACTATCTTCATCTGTATCAGGATTTGCTTCTGCATCTGCTACTTTTGCTGATGTTGAATTTGACAGTAATTATTCTGCATCAATTGTAGCTAAAAGCTTAACAAAGCTTACAATCCCTACATCTTCTATTGATTCTACATTGAATCAATTGGGTGTTAGAGCATTTACTATTTCTTCTTCTACTGCGGCTATCGGTAATGCAGAAAACTTGCAACAGTTTACTGCTCTATCATCTAGTGCTGCTGGAGTTTTTGTTAATTTTATAGTTAACAAAGGTGGTGCAATTGCAGTTGGTGCAGCAAACTTTACTGTTTTCTATAATAAACAAACAGACTTTAACAGTCGTGGTGATTTTGAAGATAGAACTGGTAACCCATCTGTTCCAAACAGTTTGTCTGCAACTTCAATCGTTATCCCTGAGATCAACGTACAAATGAAGTCTCAAACAATCAGTGCTAAAACTCGTAAGTTGAAAGCACAATGGACTCCAGAATTTGCACAAGACTTGAATGCTTACCATTCTCTTGACGCTGAAGCTGAATTGACTGGCCTTCTTTCTGAGCACATCTCTCTTGAGATTGATTTGGAAGTATTGGATATGTTAATTCAAAATGCGCCAACTGTTGAGTATTGGTCAGCTAAGGTTGGTAATCAAATCAACACTGCAAAGACTGCTTTCACAAGCAATACTGATGGTGTTTATTACACTCAAATGAGTTGGTTCCAAACTTTGGGCATCAAACTTCAGAAAGTGTCTAACATTATCCATCAGCGTACTTTGCGTGGTGGTGCTAACTTCATGGTAGTTTCTCCAACTGTAGCTACAATTCTTGAGTCTATCCCAGGATTTGCTGCTGATACTGATGGTGCAGCTGATACAATGAAGTATGCTTTTGGTGTACAAAAAGTAGGTCAGTTGAACAGTCGTTATAAGGTTTACAAAAACCCTTACATGCTTGAGAACGTTATCTTGCTCGGTTTCCGTGGCAATCAGTTCTTAGAGTGTGGCGCTGTATACTCTCCATATGTTCCATTGATCATGACTCCACTTGTGTACGATCCAAATACCTTCACTCCAAGAAAAGGTATCTTGACTCGTTACGCAATGACTATGGTACGTCCTGAATACTATGGCTTGGTAGTAGTATCTGATCTTAACGTAGTGTAATTTAACTCTACTATAGATTATAAAAGCCCAACCCCGTAAGGTTGGGTTTTTTATTTACTATTAATCAATATTTATTTGAAAGGCGTTATAATATGGTTGACAAAAGTGCTAAGCGTAGACCCAAGAATGAGATTAGGTTTCAAGTGCAACTTAATGAAGAACAGAAAGAAGCCAAGTCAATTATATTAAATAATAAAATAACAGTTTTAAGAGGACAGGCTGGTTCAGGAAAATCTTTAATCGCAGCGCAAATAGCACTTGATTTGCTATTTCGTAAAGAAGTTGAAAGAATTATTTTAACAAGGCCAGCAGTAACATCAGGAGAAGACATAGGTTTTTTACCTGGTTCTAAAGAAGATAAATTAGCTCCTTATACGGCAGCTATATATGACAACATGTATAGACTCTATAATAAGGAAAAGATAGATAAAGAATTAGCAGAAGGTAATATTGAAGTAATACCTTTAGCATTCATGAGAGGAAGAAATTTAAGTAATTGTTGTGTAGTTGTAGATGAAGGGCAGAATATTACTTCTCAACAAATGCAACTTGTGCTAGGTCGTATCTGTAGTGGAACAACAATGATTATATGTGGAGATAGCGCACAGATAGATCTTAAAGACAAAAAACAATCTGGTTTTAATTTCATATGCACTAACTTTAAAGAGGTGCCTGGTTTTGCAGTAATCACTTTGAAAACAAATCATCGTGATCCAATAGTAGAACATATTCTTGAAATATATAAAGCACACGATTAATGGCATCTACAGCAACAACAGTAATATATGATGGAACTCCTGGAGCAATTTCAGGTTCTACTCCATTTGGTTTCTATGATTCAGATCCTAATTTCCAAGCAGATGGTCCTAAAGTAGCAAACTATTGTGCTCGTAAACTAGGATATCCCATAATGGAAGTAGAGTTGCAAGACATAAATTTTTATGCTTGCTTTGAAGAAGCCGTTTCTATTTATGCAGAAGAGCTTTATCAATCTAAAATAAAAGACAACTATCTTTCTTTAGAAGGTGGATCTACAGGATCTATACTAAATAATACTGTAGTAGTACCTAATTTAAACTCTATAATTACTGTAGCTGAAAATTACGGCACTCCTATTCAAGTAGGTGGCTTTGTTGATCAATATAAAAGTGTTTTATATTTAACATCTAGTCAACAAACATATGATTTACAAGCTTGGGCATTATCTGGAAGCTTAATAGCTCCTGGAGATAGATTAGTAGTTAATAGAATTTATTATGAATCTCAGCCAGCAATTAATCAATACTATGATCCATATATTGGAGGTAGTATAAATTATCAAGGAGCAACTGAAAACTTTGGTTGGGCGAGTTATTCTCCTGGTCTAAACTTTGTTTTATTTCCTATTTATTGGGATATATCTAGAATACAAGAGATTGAAATGTCTAATACTGTTAGACGTTCAATGTATTCTTTCTCTATAACAAATAATAAACTAACTATATTTCCTTTTCCTGATAAAGATGGTATCGTTGTATGGATTGATTATGCAAAACAAAGTGAAGTAAGAAGTATAACAGGAAATAGTCCTTATGGTAATGATCAAAGTTTAATTTCTAATCCAGGCTTAGCTCCATATTCAACTATCACATATAGACAGATTAATCATCCAGGTAGACAGTGGATCTATGAATATACTTTAGCATTAGCTTCAGAACTTCTCGGTCTAATTAGAGGCAAGTACTCACAAATTCCAGCACCAGGATCTGAAGTTACTTTAAATTCTGGAGACTTAATAACTAAAGGTCGCGATCAACAAACGGCTCTTAGAGAAAGACTTAGAGGTGATTTTGAAGACATGAGTCGTAGAGCACAGTTAGAACGTAAACAATCTGAAAATCAATCAATATCAAGCACATTAAATGAGGTGCCGATGTTTATATACATAGGATAATATGGCAATGTTTGGATCAACTAGGGATGTGGCTACGTTTAAGATCTTCACAAAGGAGATCGTTGAAGATATTGTGTCTCAACAAGTTGGTTATTATAAAATAAAGTTAAACGATACTCCTGTAAATATATATGGTGAAGCTTTAACTAAGTATTTTATTGGTCCTGTTTTAATACCAGTATTGATAGTAAGAGGGGATTTTAGCAGAATAAGTACAGACTACGGTCCTGATACAGAAAGATCTGTTGACTTTAGATTCTTTAAAGATCATTTAATTGAAGCAAACATTATTCCAGAACTAGGTGATGTAGTTATGTATAATGAAGTTTATTATGAAATAAATAATACAAATGAGAATCAGTTAGTCTTAGGTAAAGATCCTGATTATTCTTATTCAACACCTGTTGAAGGATTCGGACAATCTTATTCTATTATTTTAACTGGTCACTATACTGATCCTGATAAACTTGGTATAACTAAAGATAGATTATAATGGCGATACAAGTAGTTAGACCTGAGAATAGAAAAGAATTTATGAGTAAACTCATTGGGCCTGCTTATGCACCAAGTGAGGGTACTGTACAAAAACCTTTTTCTGAACCAACTAAACTAGGACAACCAGAACAAAATAGAGCTTATGAAATAAGTGAAAGAAAAGATGGAGATAAAGACTTTACTATTGGTATTAAAGATGTTGATGAAGCATTGATGTACTATTTTAATAACTATCTTAAATTATCTGTTGTACAAAATAATGCTAAACTAACTGTTCCTATAATTTATGGCACTCCTGAAAACTGGAAAAGTGTTCAAAGAGACGGTTATTATAGAGATCAAAATGAAAAGTTAATGGCGCCTCTTTTAATGTTTAAGAGAAGTTCTATAACTCAAAATCGCGATCTAGGTTATAAATTAGATGGTAATCAAGCACACAACGTTCAACTATTTAAAAAATCTTTTAGTAAAAGAAATGTCTATAGTAATTTTGGCGTACTAAATAATAGAGTGCCAGAAACAAAATATGTAGTATCAGCAACCCCAGACTATATAACTGTAGAGTATGAATGTATTCTATGGACTTATTTTGTTGAGCAAATGGATAAACTTGTTGAATCAGTAAACTTCGCATCCAGAAGCTATTGGGGTGATCCTAACCGCTTTCTTTTCTACAGTTCAATTGAATCATTTCAAGATAGCATAACCTATGATATAGGTGACAACCGTGCGGTTAGAACAAACTTTACTATTACTTTAAATGGGTACTTAATTCCTGATACTCTAAATAGAAAACTAGCGGCTCCATCTAATGCTTACGGTATTTCTAGAGTGATATTTGGACTAGAAACTTCTAGTGGAACTGAAGAATTTAATGCTAGAGTTAAAAAAGGAAAATCTGGTGGATCTAAATCTGTACTATTAAACGATTCTGTGAATATTGTAAATAATATAACTAACAATACTGGTACTGACGTGGCTGCAATAAATTATTTAAATACCAATAAGACAGTTACAGGAACATTTGTATCTTCTAATACAGTAACATTCCCGAATGGATTTTTAACAGCTCCATCAGGACTTCCTGCAACTAGTGTAACTAATTTTACATTTTTTGTAAACGGTCAATATGTAGAAGCTACTAGTATAACAAGCTTTACTGATAATACAACGTCTTCTACATTAATACTAAATACTACTGCTTTACAATATAATTTAGAAGCATCTGATGTTATTATAGGAGTAGGTAAATTTAACTAATATGGCAAGGTTAAAATTTAAACAAATATTATCTAATCTTCAATATAATGAAGCTAATTCACAACTAACTTTAAGTGGTAGTGGACAAAGTAATGACTTCGTTATATCAGGATCTGTCTATATAACTTCTACATCTCAAAAGACAGGTTCATTGACTATACAAAATATTGATTCTTTTGGAGATTCTGGCAGCTTTGATACTATGGATTTAGGAGATTACTAATATTTATACGTGAGGCTATATAGTCTTTTAGCAAGTATATACTAAATCAACAAAGGGCACATGTCAAACCAGTTTCTTAAGCTTCGCAGATCCGCAGTACCGGGTAGAGTACCCGACACAGCGTCTTTACAATTTGGTGAGATAGCACTTAATACCTATGATGGTTTAGCATTTATTAAAAAATCTGGTTCTAATGGTGAACAAATAGTTACAATAGGTAATACATCTGGTTCATTTACAGGATCTTTTTTTGGCACAGCAAGTTGGGCAGTAAATGCACTTACCGCATCTAACACTCCTAATGCATTTGTAACAGCTATACAAGTATTCCCGGATACTATTCAATTAATTAAAGGAGACGGAGATACAGAAAACTATAATATTAATGATGTAGTACAGGCTCAAAATGCAACCTTAGCTGCAACAGCATCATCTGCCGATAATTTTATAGTAAGAGGTACATTAACAGCTCAAACAATTGTAGCTCAAACAATTACATCATCAACTGATTTTGTAACTGGTTCTACTATATTTGGCTCTCAACTTTCAAATACACATCAGTTTACTGGCTCAGTAAGTATAACTGGATCTTTAACTATAAATGGCTCTTCGTTTACTGCTGCTACTAGTGGAACTAGTGGCACTGCAGGTTCATCAGGTAGTTCAGGTTCAAGCGGTAGCTCAGGTACTTCTGGATCTAGTGGATCATCTGGCAGTTCTGGAAGTACTGGAACATCAGGATCTTCTGGTACGAGTGGGGAAAGTGGAACATCTGGATCATCAGGTTCATCAGGAAGTTCTGGAGAATCAGGTACGAGCGGTAGTTCTGGTTCATCTGGTTCTACAGGAACAAGTGGATCTAGTGGCGAATCTGGTACATCAGGAAGCTCTGGATCATCTGGAAGTTCTGGTTCTACAGGATCGTCTGGTAGTACAGGTAGTTCAGGTTCCTCTGGATCATCTGGCACTAGTGGAGTTTCTGGTACCTCAGGTAGTTCTGGATCATCAGGTAGTTCAGGAACTAGTGGAGAGTCGGGAACATCAGGTAGTTCTGGCTCAACTGGATCTAGCGGAAGCTCTGGAACATCTGGTACTTCGGGTAGTTCTGGTTCATCTGGTACTAGTGGGGAAAGCGGATCATCTGGTAGTTCAGGATCGACAGGTTCAAGTGGATCCGCAGGTACTAGCGGATCTAGTGGCTCATCTGGTTCTACAGGCTCAAGCGGTACATCAGGATCTTCAGGCACAAGTGGAGAGGCAGGAACGTCAGGATCTTCTGGGTCATCAGGTTCATCTGGATCAGCAGGTACAGCAGGATCTTCAGGAACAGGATTTAATACTATTAGTAATGCAGGTCAAGGCAGAATAATATTATCAGATGGTACAACAAATGCAGCAACTGCATCGTCTAATTTAACTTATACAAATAATACTTTATCTATAACCGGCTCTCTTATTCAAGGATTAGAGGGAAATATAGCAACAGGAGAATACTCACATGCTGAAGGAAGTATTACTAAAGCAATAGGAAACTACTCACATGCTGAAGGAGATTTTACCCAAGCAATAGGAGACTACTCACATGCCGAAGGCCAAGAAACAATAGCATCAGGCTCATATTCACATGCCGAAGGTTATCAAACAATAGCATTAGCTAATCACCAACACGTACAGGGCCAATGGAATGCTACATCATCCGTACCCGCAGCTTTTATTGTAGGTAATGGAACTGATGACAGCAATAGAAGTAATCTTATATACGCTGCAGGAAATGAAGTGCAGATATCAGGATCTCTACAAGTATCAGGAGGTATTACAGGAAGTTTAAATGGTAGTGCTAGTTGGGCTAGAAATTCCTTAACAGCATCTTCAGCTGATAATTTTACAGTAAGAGGCACTTTAACTGCACAAACAATTGTAGTTCAAACAATTACATCGTCTGTTGATTTTGTAACAGGATCTACTATATTTGGATCGCAACTATCTAATACTCATCAATTTACTGGTAGTGTTTCTGTAACTGGTTCTTTAGCTGTTAAAGACCTTACACTAAATAACTTATCTCGTTTTGTAGTTATAGACGAAACTACAGGACAATTATATTATAATACAGCTGGGGCTTCTGGCTCATCAGGTACAAGCGGTACATCAGGTTCAAGTGGAACATCTGGTAGCTCAGGTACATCTGGACAAAATGGTTCTTCTGGTACTTCAGGCTCAACCGGAACCTCTGGATCTACAGGTACTAGTGGTAGCACTGGAACATCCGGGTCTAGTGGTTCTACAGGAACCTCAGGGTCAACTGGTACAAGCGGCAGTGCAGGGTCTTCTGGTTCATCTGGAGAATCTGGTTCTGCAGGCACAAGTGGTAGTACTGGCACGTCAGGTACATCGGGCTTATCTGGATCTTCTGGTTCAACTGGGTCTAGCGGTACTTCAGGATCTAGCGGCTCTTCTGGAACATCAGGATCAACTGGCACATCGGGTTCAAGCGGAACTGCAGGTTCATCGGGTACTTCTGGAGAATCAGGAACATCAGGTAGTTCAGGTAGTACAGGTTCTTCTGGAACAAGTGGAGCAACAGGTGCAAGCGGCTCATCCGGTACTTCAGGTTCATCTGGAACCTCAGGATCTAGCGGTACTGCAGGATCTAGTGGTACAAGTGGAGCAAATGGATCTAGCGGATCTAGCGGTTCTTCTGGTTCTACAGGTACAAGTGGTAGTAGCGGATCAACTGGGACTTCTGGAAGTAGTGGAATATCTGGAGCAAATGGATCTAGCGGCTCTTCTGGAACTAGTGGTACATCTGGTAGTTCAGGAACTTCAGGTACAGGATTCAATACCATTAATAATCCTGGAGCTAATAGAATAATATTATCAGACGGAACAACAAATGCGGCAACTGCATCAACTAATTTATCTTTTTCTAATAATACTTTACAAGTAACAGGTAGTATATCAACTAATGGAACAATAACTGCTCAGACTCTTATTGTTCAAAATATTACTGCTTCTCAAGAATATATTACTGGTTCAACAATATTTGGAAGTTTACTAACTAATACGCATCAATTTACTGGTTCAGTAAACATTACTGGATCATTAACTATAAATGGAACTTCATTTACTACAGCTACTAGTGGTACTTCAGGTACATCAGGTTCTAGTGGCACTGCAGGGTCATCTGGTAGTTCTGGATCTTCTGGTTCTACAGGCACATCTGGATCATCTGGAAGTGCAGGATCTAGTGGCACTGCAGGTTCAAGTGGAACTTCAGGTGCAAATGGTAGTAGTGGATCAAGCGGATCTTCTGGTACATCAGGCGCTAACGGTTCATCTGGCTCTAGCGGTTCTTCTGGTACTTCAGGCGCTAACGGTTCATCTGGCTCTAGCGGTTCTTCTGGTACTTCTGGTGCAAATGGATCTAGCGGCTCTTCTGGAACTAGTGGTACATCTGGTAGCTCTGGAACTTCAGGTGCAAATGGTAGTAGTGGATCAAGCGGATCTTCTGGTACATCAGGTACTGGATTTAATACAATTACTAATCCAGCAGACAATAGAGTTATAACATCTCTTGGTACAACTAATACAGCTAATGCTGAAGCTAACTTAACATTTGATGGAACAACACTTAATGTTGTTGGTGCTTTAGTGGTTAGCGGTAGTGCACTTTCAAAAATAACTGCAGGAACTGTTGGTGGAGATGAAGGTGGAGAACTTTTATTAGGAAGGCCTGAAACAAATACAACACTAACTGGTAGTGGTGTAACAATTGATATTTGGCAAAATAGACTTAGATTTTTTGAACAAGGTGGAAATGCTCGTGGATATTTTATAGACATAACTACTGGTGGCGCTGGTGTTGGAACTAACTTAGTAGCTACAGGAACATCTGGTACCTCAGGTAATACTGGTTCTTCAGGAACTAGTGGAGCAAATGGAACTAGTGGATCTTCTGGATCTAGTGGTACTAGTGGAGTAAGTGGTACTAGTGGATTCTCAGGAACTTCTGGATCATCTGGCTCAACTGGTACTTCAGGCTCAAGTGGTACTTCTGGTGCAAACGGTTCTTCTGGAACTAGTGGAAGTAGTGGTACAACTGGAACTTCAGGTTCATCAGGAAGTACAGGAACCTCTGGTTCATCAGGAACATCTGGTATTTCAGGCACAAGCGGTTCTTCAGGTTCAACTGGAACTTCAGGTTCAAGTGGATCTACAGGCACTGCAGGTTCATCAGGCACAAGTGGTTCTTCAGGTACATCTGGATCTTCTGGCTCAACAGGAACTAGCGGGTCATCTGGTAGTTCAGGCACATCTGGATCAAGCGGTACTAGTGGTACATCTGGCTCATCTGGATCAAGCGGTAGCTCTGGAACATCTGGAACAGGATTTAATACTATTACTAACCCTGTAGATAATAGAATCTTAACATCATTAGGTACAACTAATACAGCAAATGCTGAGGCTAATTTAACTTTTGATGGAACTACTTTAACAGTCACAGGAAATATTGTAGCTCAGACTTTAAATGTACAACAAATAACGTCTTCAACAGATTTTGTAACTGGATCTACTAAGTTTGGTACTCTATTAAGTAATACACATCAATTTACAGGATCTGTAAGCATTACTGGATCTTTAACTATAAACGGAACATCATTTACTGCTGCCACTTCTGGTACATCAGGAACTTCTGGTGCTAATGGTACAAATGGTTCTAGCGGAACAAGCGGTTCTTCTGGAACATCAGGATCTAGTGGCTCAACTGGAACATCAGGTTCATCAGGTACTGCAGGATCATCCGGTTCTAGTGGCACATCTGGTTCAACTGGAACATCAGGTTCTAGTGGAAGTACAGGCACATCTGGTAGTTCTGGTACATCAGGTAGCTCTGGCACATCTGGAGCAAATGGATCATCTGGCACATCAGGTAGTTCAGGAACATCTGGCACATCTGGTTCTAGTGGAACATCTGGAACAAATGGTTCAGCAGGTACAAGCGGTTCTTCTGGCACATCTGGAAGCTCAGGTACTAGTGGTACATCAGGTAGTTCTGGTTCTAGTGGAACATCTGGTACAGGATTTAATACAATAAATAATGCTGCAGTAGGTAGAGTTTTAG